GACAGGTCTGCTGCAGGCGCCGGGGTGGGGAATCCCGGCCGATTTTGTCAAGGAGGAGATGATGAACCAGGAAGAGCTGAAGAAGGTGCTGGACAAGCACAGAATCTGGATAGCTACACGTCAAGAGCAGGGCGAAAGGGCCAACCTGGTCGGGGCCAACCTGGCCGGGATCAACCTGGACGGGACTGATCTGATCGAGGCCAATCTGCGCGGGGCTGATCTGCGCAGAGCCAACATGGACGGGGCTGATCTGCGCGGGGCCAATCTGCGCGGGGCCAATCTGATCGAGGCCAATCTGCGCGGGGCCAATCTGATCGAGGCCAATTTGTGCGGGATCATCGTCTCTTATCTCACTGCCGGCATCCATCCGGCACCTGAAGGTGAGTTGATTGCCTGGAAGAAACTGTTGGACGACAGGCTGTGCAAGTTGCGCATCCCGGCGGATGCCCGCCGTAGCTGCGCAACCACTCGCAAGTTTCGCAGCGACTACGTTGTTGTTTTAGAAGGTGAGGGGTACACGCAGTATTGCGGGCTTCGTACCGAGTACCGTCCGGGTGAGCGTATAGACGCAGACAGCTGGGACCCCTGCCGCTGGCATGAATGCTCGAACGGTATTCACTGGTTCCTAACCAGAGAAGAGGCTGAATCTTGGCGGACTTACTGTGCAAGTCCAGCAATTCTTCCAGACCACTAAGAGCAGGCTTTAACGGCCGAAAGGAGTCGCAGAGCATGGACAAGGACGATACTCGTTTACGCATTTGCGAGAATTGTAAGTTCTGGCAAATGCCAGATTTGGCCGGGAACCTGAATCTGGCTGCAGGTGAGTGCCATCGCCGGTGCTCGGCGTTTCCGGCGAGGAAGGCAAACGAGTGGTGTGGCGAATGGGAAGCTAACATCAGCAAATTTGCTGATGTTGGTCCGGGCTACTACTGGTTCTGGGACGAATCAAGGGCTGCACACGGCGCTACCATCGTCAGAGCAGGCGCATGGGTTCCTGTCAGAATTCAGAAAGACGAGTTTACTGATTGTCTTGTGGTTGTAGGCTTGGACGAGTTGTATCAGGAGGCATGTACGTTTCCTGCAACGTACTTCCGTCCGCTGGACGACCCGCCGGCAAATCCGCCGGCTTGTTCAAAAGGAGAAGAAACATGATAGCCAGATGTGGTTGCCGGCATCCGGCGCAGGACAAGCTGCACGGCGAAGGTTGCCGTGTTTTCAATCCGTGCAAAGTGTCGGTCGGTGGAAAGCCTGGCATGCGTTGCACAGTGTGCGGGCGTGTGGCGGCTAGGTCAGAGGCTATACGCGGCTATGCGCCACGCGAGCCGCAACAGAAAGGACAGAAGAAATGCTGATGCTGCACGAAGTAATGGAGCATTACGGAAATATCGTCCGGGCGGCGTGTGCATATCGCCAAGCATACGCGTGTATAGAAGGCAGCGAGTGCATACAGCTGCCTACTGGCATGAAGGAGAAAGTTGCTCAAGCACACGCACATCTGCTAGAAGTTATAGACGCAGCTAGGGCAGCTGGCGTGATGATATCATCTGGGGCCGGGGCAAGCGCCGTTGGGTAAAGATAGAAAGGATAGAGCAATGAGCAACCTGTACAAGGAATACCCGCTGCCGTGGCACACCTACTCGGGTGGCTGCGACAAGCTGTGGCAGATCGACGCGGCGAATGGTAACCGTGTCACGTCGTCGCTGGAGGAGGACCTGGCGGCGAGGCGGTGCGAATCGAACAGATGAAGGCCGCCCTGGCCAAACTGGAGGAAAGCAATGAGTGACTTGTTCGACGAGCGCCCGCTACCGTGGCGGATATCAAGACCGCCGACCGGATCGCGAGTGGTAGATGCAAACGGGCGACTAGTCTACTGGCAAGGGGGAATCCCCGACGATGTGTTTGAGGCGGGTGTGACGTGCTTCAACGCCTGCGCGGGTATCGCCAACCCGGAGGCGATACCGGAACTGATTGAGGCAGTGCGACGCCTACGCCCTCGCCTGAAGTACATGAGCGAGGGCGCTGCGCGGGACACATTGGTCGCCCTGGCCAAGCTGGAGGGCAACGATGAGTGACGACGACCTACACCTGCCGTGGATTGCCGAGACCAACGGGCTAGGCCGGAGCTGCGTGCGCGACTCGCTGGGGCGTAGTCGCTTTCTCTGCAACTCCAGGCGCGACGCCGAGTATGCAGTCGCCTGTGCCAACGCCTGCGCGGGGATCAACCCGGAGGCGATTCCGGAGTTGATCCAGACGGTTCGACACGTTCTGGATTTTCACATGTGGGATGGGCGGGTTCGGGAGGATCAACTAATGGCCGCCCTGGCCAAGCTGGAGGGTGACGATGAGTAGCTGGCATACCCGCTGCGCCCACTGCGGCAAGCCCGCCCTGCTACAACAGGTCCTCAAGTGCGCCGTCTGCGGGCGCGTGTTCTCGAAGAACTGGTGTGGGGTGGCTCGTCAATATGTAGACGACCTCGACGCTACGGATTGCAGCAGGATCGATGCTGTCGAGTTGCTTGCCCAAGACGCGGCAAGGCGTTCTGCCCGGATCATCGGGTAACGGAGTCGGAGGACGACCTGCTGGAACTTGGGATTGTTTTGGAGACCGACGATGGCTGAACACATTGAATGTACAGAGACTTATCGCGGCTGGGCACTAAAGATTACCAATAGCGGTACAGAACGCAGCCTGTTTGCCAACTATGCCTTCTGTCTTGGAGGCGGTGGAATCCCAGAACCAAAAGAGGTTGGTGTGATGGGCCGCGTAGATATCGACGTGCGTCTATATGGCAAGCGGATGATGGCATCGCAACCATGCCCTCTCAACTTCAACGATTCTCAGGAGCAGGCGCTGGCTTTGTTGCGGCGTACTGTAGATGAGATCATCGCCACGCTGCAAGCACAGTGGAAGGAGGCCGACGATGGATAGGAACCGGGCGATTGAACTGCTCGATTACATGGCCCGTGGAAAGTCCGATTTCCTCGGCGGTCGGGGCTGGCTGATTCGTAAGAATCGCCGCGAGGCGCTTGTGATGGCCTGCGATGCGCTGCGGACACCCGACCTTGAGGTAGATATAGTAGCAGCTAAGGCCGATCTTCATACGCAGAAATGCCGTGTTCGGGAACTGGAGGCCGAACTGGAGCGGCTGCGGGCCGAGGTGCCCAAACCCAGGTTCGAGGTGGGGGGATGGGTGCGACCAACCCTCCAGGTGGACGGACAGTCCCAGGGCGGCCAGGTGAGATCACGTGAACTGATCTGGCTCTACCACTACGACCCGGAGCAGACAGCAGGCGAATCATTCCTTGAACCCACCGACCCGCCGGGGCCGGAGTCTGACGCCGCTCTGTGCAGAACGAACGATTGGGAAGTAGGAACCTACCTAGCCGGCGACGAGGGTTACGGGGAGACGGTGATACAGATTACTGCCATAGGTGAGTGCAAGATTCTGGCTCGGCAGATTAGCCATCGCGGGGCTCCCTGCCCGCAGCCAGAAGGACCGTGGACGCTGGAGTACCGCGACTGGCGCAAGGTCGAAGCGCCAAGCCGGGCGGCCAAGACGGAGGTTGACGATGGCGACTGAGCAGGAGACTCTGATCTGTGAAATCTGCGGCGGCGATGAGGATGTTATCAACGGGCTGTGCGAGAACTGCGACCATGAGCAACACGTCTATTGCCATATCTGCGAAGAGGTCGTGGAGGGCGGAGCGTGCCGGCACGTGTTTTGGGATGAGGTTGATTGCTGGGTGGGTCCTGGGCTGACCGGGACGTGCGACACCAGCGTGAAGCACGCCAAGGCATCTGTCTGGCGCGTGCTGGACTGGACAGGTCTCGCCCACGACTTCCTCAAGCGGCTGGAGAGCAACACGATCAACCTGTACTGCATGGGCTACCTGCTAGGCGGCCCGGAGGACTGGTATCTGAACGATCTGGAGATCCGGGCGTTTGGGTGCCTGCACAGCCGTAGATGGGTAAATGAGGACGCAATAGAGGAGATGCAGCTGGGCATGGGTTGGCTGGCATCGCTGGGCGAGGACACGCCGGAGGCGAATCAGCAGATTGCAGGGTGGGTTCGAGAGTACCTAGCCGCATACCCGCAGAGTCTGTGGCCACGTGGCCGTAGACTCGCATAGAGAGGAGGGCGACGATGAGACCGGATAGGTGCGAGACGTGCATACACTGGCACTCATTGGCGGGCCGTCTAGGGGCGTGCTGTCACTCGCCAAATACCACGCTCAAGTTCGCCGATAGCTTTTGCGGCCAATGGCAGCCCGTCGCCCCCCTGGCCGAGGTGCTGGAGGCGGCGCTTGAGATATATGATGCGTGGCGCTGCCATGAACCGCCCGCACCGGATGAGCTTGTACGACTATGCCAAGCCATCGACGCCGCGAGGGAGGCGGGGGCGCTGGGAGAAAAAGATGGCTCGGGTTAGCTGCTGGCATTGCGGCGTCGCGGTTGGACGACGCACCGATGTCTGCCCCAATTGCTATCGGCGGCAGTCCTGTGATCGCTGTGGTCGCTCCCTGGTCTTGGAGGCTGGGAGATGCGTACAGTGCAATAGATTAGTTCCTCTCATTGCCGCCCGCGAGGCGGAGGCGCTGAAAGGAGCCAACGATGAGACCGGATAGGACGTGCAAGACGTTTGTTGACGCCATCGATGCAGCCAGGAAGGCGGGGGTTTTACCAATGGAGGGTAAGAATGAAGACAAGTGAAGCAGAAGCAATTGCCTATCTTGATGCGATGCTTGAAGGCAGGCCCATCGAGGGAACATGGAGTATATACGCCGAACGTTGTGAGGCCATCAAGCTCGGTCGTCACGCTTTGTGGCGTATGCTGAAGTTGGCCGAGGTGCTGGAGGCGGCGGCAGAGTGGCGGGATACTCATGCGTTGCGAACGCAGCATGGCGTAGCGTGCCGCCGCTTGTTCAACGCCATTGACGCCGCCCGCAAGGCGGGAGTGCTGCCGGAGGACGAATGAGCCAGGAGCCAAGACCAATGATCAAACGCCCACAGATCAAGAAAGATGCTGAAGACGAGATCCTCTACCGAGTCCAACGCTGGCTGGAAATGCGCCTACGGCAGAAGGGCCGCAGACAGCTAGCAAGCCGCCATGAACTGCTCGGGATACTGGACGAGGAGATGGCGGAGTTGCGCGAGGCCGTGCATTCCGGGACCCGTGCGGCGATTGACTCGGAATGCCTTGATGTAGCGGTCGCCGCGATCATGGGGCTACTGAGTCCCGATTGGGGTTGGTAATGGCTGAGGAGCCAAACAGTACGGCGATGACTGAACCCGCCTGGACACACGGGACGGATGGGCGAAAACAAGTTGTGTGAGGACTGCGGCTATAATCAGCTCCGGCACTACCATTCCCGCCGATGACATGTTACTGCCCCTGAGCGTGCTGGAGCACAACTTGATTCCAGGCATATATATCACCCTCTATGAGCTGGCCACACGGGCAGAATATGTCTGGATTTCAGTTTGGTGGTTCCAGCGCGCCAGCAGAAGTGAGTCCGGCCATGATACGCGAGCGCGCTGGAACCTCGGTTGAAGCTGTCCGGCAGAAGGCTGGCGTCAACGTCAGCCGGTAACAGAGGCCGCTGAGTACCTATGCACCAGCCTGGGTTAAATATCGGGCTCTCCCGAGGCGTACACGGTGCCCAGACTGCTGATCAGCCAGCGCAGGCTGTTCAGAGCATCTGGCCAGGTCGGAATCTCAGCATCTGTCGGAACAGTCCATGAAAGGCTTTGGTCTCGGATTGTTTCTAGGTGAGACAATGCGAGCTGAGAGGCCTAGCTCTCAGGTGGCGGATCAAAATTGAATATCTGCCATTCCAAGGTCTTTCGTGTTGTAGAGCAGCTTGGGCGCAGAAGGGCTTGGCTTCCACTGCCCGCTGGGTATGGCGATATGTGGATCGCCATTAGCGGTACGGGTTGCAATTTAAGAGCCTGGAGCTCAAGCTGCTCTACATTTTTTAGGAAGGAGGAGAAGATGAAGTTCATCATGGAAGTGGAAGTGGAAGGCGATCTGATAGTACCAGGTCGTACTGATCAGGTAAATACCTGCGTGCTCCTCTCCTTGTTAAGCGAAGCCTGCGGCGAAATTGAGCGGCGCGCTGATTACCATCGTGGGTATGATTATCACGGCGGGGAGCCGGAGAAGGCCGCTCTCAAGCTCGGCGATAGCGGTGAGCTCGTTGGGTCTGAGAATCTGTTCCTTGGTGGTTTACAAGGAACCGTCAAGTGGGAAGTGGCCGAGTCTGCCGTTAAAAAAGGAAGGGAGGACGTGAAATGCCAGACAAGAAGTTGTTTTCGTCTGCTCCTGGGAAGCATATTCCCAGGACTGATACAGTCAACGAAGCAGGCGGTACTGCGTATGCGTTCACGGTGCGTCACGCGCTTGCGCAGTTGGCTGTAACCGGCACTCTGCCGGGTGGTGGTTCGTACTACAAATCAGGTCAAGACGGCCTGAAAGAGGCGCTGAACACGGCCGCAAAGTGCGAAGCCGGCTGGATTGCCAAGTGCGCGATCTACGCGGCAGAGCATGGCATGAAGGACATGCCTGCTTTGCTACTAGCGTACCTCAGCACCTGTGATATCGCACTGACGGAAACCGTGTTTCCAAGGATAGTACATAACAGCCGCATGTTGCGCGGCTTCTGTCAGATTCTCAGATCGGATGTCGTTGGTCGTAAGAGCTTTGGCCGCGTGCTCAAGCGATGTATCAGACAGTGGCTTGATAGCCGGTCTGAGTATCAGCTGTTTGGTGACGCTGTAGGTGGCAAGTCCGCCGGCGGCGTGAGCATAGCCGACATCATCAAGATGGTGCATCCCAAGCCGGCGAATGCCGAGCGAGAGGCGCTGTACGGCTATATCATCGGCAAAGAAGGCGTGCCAGACGTTGTCAGAGCGTACGAGGCCTTCAAGGCCGGCGAGACAGAGGAGCTGCCAAACGTTCGCTGGGAGCTGTTGACAGCGCTGGATCTCAAGCCTGAGCACTGGAAGCTCATAGCTCGTCGTGCCGGTTGGCGGCAAGCTGTCAAGCAGCTCAACACGTTTCATCGTCATCAGGTTCTGGATGATCCTGAAACGGTTGAGATTCTTGCTCAAAAGATTGCCGACGAAGAGACGATCAGCAAGCTCAAGCCGTTTCCTCACGAGCTGGTGTCGGCGTACAAGTTCGGCATAACCGCTCCACAGCCGATTTTGGATGCGCTGCACGCCGCTATGGAATACGTAACTGCGTATGTGAAAGTTCCAGCTGGAAAGGTGTTGCTGGGTGTGGACGTGTCTGGCTCGATGGGCTCCCCGGTTACAGGTTGGCGGGGTTCGGCAACCGGTAAGCTTTGTTGCACCGACGTGGCTTGCTTGCTGGCCGCTGTCGTGGCGAAGCGGAATCCTGACGCACAAGTGATTCCGTTCGACACGAAGCGGTACGATATACGGATCGACCGCATGAATCCGATTTTGACTACTGCTGAGCAGCTTAGTCAGCGGGGAGGCGGAGGAACGTCAGTTTCGATTCCCCTGGCTTGGGCGTTGGACACTGGTTTCGAGCCAGATCATGTTATTCTGCTCAGTGACAACGAGTCCTGGGCGGATTCGCGTGGCTCCTCAGCCGCTACCAAAACAATGCGGTGTTTCCGCCAGCTGCAGCAGAAGGTTCCACATCTGCGCATGGTGTGCTTGGATCTTCAGCCTGACACTAGTACCCAGGCAGCGGACGAAGCTGATGTCCTGAATCTGGGCGGCTGGAGCAATCAGCTCTGGTCTGTAATCGTTGATTTTCTGGAGCACGGTCAGAATCCGGATGATCCTAATCTCTGGCTTCAGGAGATTGATGCGATTACAATAGACGGACAGTAGGCATTGAAGTGGAATGCAGTGTGGTCTACATGCTTTGTAAGCCCGCGGTTGCCGGTTCGAGTCCGGTCCGCCCTGCCACCAACTCGGGGCGGTAGTTCAATTGGTAGAATACGGAAAGTGACCACGCGCTTCTTGTCCACTTCATCGTTTTCAGCCGTAACGAAATGACGCTTGTTCGTTGCGGTCTCATCTTGGCAGGAATGCGGCTCGGTTTACATGCTACTTGATACTGCAACTGACTGAGCAACCACTTGTCCTGCCACACGTCATCTCCTCCACGATCGTACTGGAATGCAGCCTGGCGTACATGGCACAACAACGGCCAATACCCACCAGGCAACTACTCGTCCAGTTTGATCGGAAGGCTCTGACGGGAATGCTGTGCAGTCTACATGCTGATACCATCGACATGACTGCGCAACCACTTGTCCCGTCTTCATATTGCAACGGAATGCCGGATAGTCTACATGTTTTGAAAACACGAAAAGACTATCCATTACTTGTCCGTTGTAGTTGCGCATATTGGCAAAGCAGTCTGGGTGGGCAGCTGTGGCTGCGATTTGACTCATGCTGCGGGTGAAACTGGTGTTAGTAGCTACCCTAGGGATTCGGGAGGCCGCCAACGGCTACGGCGCGATACGACTTCTCCTAGCTCCTGGATAGTGAGGGCACTTTCAGATTCTATACCCTCCGTTTGGCTAGCAAGCGGAAGCCGGAAGACCGGCGCAGAGAGGACTCAGAGCCGGGCTAGGTCGCAAGCTCCGGCCAGCCGTCCATCAACTTGCGGCGGGGAGTTCCAGACGACAATGTGGCGTTCACAGAAATACGATCGACTCTGGCGATCTGCTGCCGACCATCCGGGCAACGCGTAGCTCTCGTCGTCAGTATGATTCGCGCATTGTCCTCCCCGCCGGCCTTTCTATCTTTACAGCTTGGGACAGGGCCGAGTCCGGATTGTATTTCCAGTTCAGCTCTGGCGTATTCATAGGATGAGATCCTACATGAAGTAAGAACACGCCAGAGCTTTCTTTTCTGATTCAGGCGTCATTCACAGGGAGAAGGCATGAAATACTGGACTGACGATGAGCTCGAGAAGCTCAACAGTCTTACCAAGTACCCTTCCATTTACCGGCCCTGGTCGCCGGTGCAGGAGGGTAAAAAGCCGTACTTCATCGGCGACCTGATCGTTGCCGACGATGCGCGCGACGAGTTCAGTCGCACCAGCTTCGAAGTCACTGAGAAGCTGGATGGAACGAACGTACGTATTATCTACACGAATCAGGGCTGGTTTATAGGAAATAGAAACGAGCTTCTTCAATACAGCGAGGACGTGTTGTGCTGGGACAAGGATAATATCCTGGAGACGGTTAAGCCGTATTTGCCAGATCTGCTTAGCTCGCTAGAGTTCGCGCTGCAGCATAACGGTATGCATCGAACCGTAGTAGTGGCGTTTGGCGAAGTTCTAGGAGATAGGATAGGAAAACGTTATCGTGGAATGCGGAGAGAGCTGCGTACGTTCGACTGGCGGGTGTGTCCCCGGCCAGATTGGCCCTCTGCTCCGAACGATATTCAACGCTGGAGGCAAACAGGGCAAGGATTCTTGAGGCTTGGCTACGATTCGGTCCGCGAGCACGCCGTTCCGCATCTAGGCGGCGTGAAAGGCGAGCAGCTGTTGAATCCGAGAGAGGCTTTCAACTGGCTCGTCAATCTGGGACTATCTGATATATCAGACAAGTATACTCGTGAAGGTGTGGTAATAAAGAAAGTCGATTCCGAGTATTGCGTTCTGCCTGCATGTGAGCGCAGAGTATCGGCCTACGTCAAAAAAGACGATAACAGCGTACAAAGGTATGCGTTCAAGATAAAGTTCGACGGCTTCCCTCGCGAGTGGCAGCAGAAGCTTGCAGCAGCGGAGCAGTCGTCTACATAGATTTTGCTTTCAACTGGTGGATGATCACGGCTCCGGCGCACCGGAGGTACCTTGGATGTTTCTTCCCGTCTTGCTATGCCAAGCCTCCACTGGTAATCCCCAGGCCGGTACAGGAAATCCGGCTGGTTGTCCACCAGTTGTTTGCTTTGTGTCTTTCAGAACAGGCGACTGCGACGGTTTCATTGCTAGCAAGGGCTGAGCCTGAGAATTTGGCCAGCGTCGCTGGAACCGATCCCGGATCCGAAAGGAGTAGAAGGGCCAGTCGTCTGTTCATCTCTCATTTGCAGGAGATTGTCATGCGGCTTACTGAAGACAAGCTGTTTTTGGTTTTTGAGGCTGTTGCGGGTAGCAAGCTGTACGGAACCGATACTCCTGCTAGTGATACGGATATACGAGGAGTGGTGATTCCTCCCATACAGGTGTATTTTGGAACTCAAAGATTTGAGCAGCTGGAAACCAAGAATCCGGATAGGGTTCTGTACTCTATCGACAAGGCTGTGAAACTGGTAGCTGCGTGCAATCCCAATATGATAGAGCTGCTGTATACTCCGCAGGAATATGTACACTTCTGCCATCCGTTCTGGCAGGTGATGATCGACAACCGGCATCTGTTCTTGAGCAAGAAAGCCCGGCACACGTTCTCCGGGTACGCGTTTTCTCAGCTGAAAAGAATCAAGGACAGGCGCAGGTGGCTGGAGTGTCCTCCAACTAAGCCAGATCGAGCTGGGATGGGGCTTCCTCCGCACACCAGAGAATTCAACGAGGACCACCTGCAGGCCCTCCGTGTACTGCCGAGAGAGCTGGTTAGTGAGGATAAACGAGAACTGGTGCGTTTAGAGCTTGCGTACAGCGCGGCGCAGAAGGAGTGGAAGAGCTATGAGCGCTGGTTGCGTGAGCGAAATCTAGCCAGGCTAAAGATAGAAAAGGCTCACGGCCTGGATCTCAAGCATGCTATGCACCTGGTCAGGTTGCTTCGTATGGGCGAAGAGATTCTGTCTACCGGAGAAGTGATTGTAGACCGGCGCGGCAGGGACGCTAAGGAACTGAAAAGCATCCTCAACGGTGCCTGGACGTACGAACAGATAACGTCGTATGCCGAGGAAATGGATGCTAAGCTTGCCGGCCTGTACGAAACAAGCCTACTACGACATGCGCCGGCGCATCTGGAGATCGAGGGCTTGTTAATGGGTATTTTTGGAGAGCACTTTGGCTTGTCGTCTCTCAAGACAAAGGAGGCCAGTCGTGACAAATCTGCTGACTGATGCTGATACCGGCTGGAACCGGACGGAAAGTCAGTACGAAGGGTACAATCGTCAGGTGATCAGAGACGAGCGTTCTGTATTTGTCGGGCTGTCTGCGGCTGTTTGGCATAATGCACATGACGACAAATGGTGTGTTTTGATTAGTCTGGAAGAGGTAGATTATGAAAACAAGGAAGCGGCTATGCAAAGGGCCGAGATGTATCTGCGTAAGCTAAAAGAGGAATACAAGTAATTGTATGAAGGATGTCTTCTCGGTCTTGTTTTTGTACCCGACCGGTCCGCGTCTGTAGTCGTTCAACACGGCAGAACAACCAGATGTACTTGGCGCTGCATCTGGGAGAAGAGGGTTCGAGTCCCTCCCCGTCCACCATCGTTTCAAAGGAGGAGAAGCAAATGCAGTTGAAACAGGTCGGTACGACGATCGTGGAGAAGATGCCGTCGCCCGCCGTCGCCCGCAAATACAAGGGTGACGCTGGTACGGTGATAGAACTTATTGAAACGTACTCAGAGCCTGCTCCTGATTACGACGGGCCTGGCAGAAGTACGGGATGGAGCTGGATTATATTTCCAGGTGCTACAAGGCGAAACGGAAACATAATCGCTATCGCTAGTGTTGGTAGCCTGCATCGCCATAAGACGCAGAAGGCAGCTCACAGGCGCGGGCTGAAAGCGGTGAAAGCTGCGGATAAAAGTATTTGCTGCATGCTTTCCGCTCTCACTACCAACGGCAAGCCTTCAGATTATATAGACGCGCATCTGACGTGTGCGGCGTGCGAAAATCAGCACAACTATACATATGTAAGCCTGGGTATCTCTATGTCGCTGTTCGTTAGTAATACGGACGAGGTGTGGTCGTGGTCTCTGCATCCTGACCCAGTCCTTGCAGGTAATATTTCAGCTCACATAATGTACGTCATTCCGGGAAGGAGCCACACGTCGAAGGCGGCGGCACAGCGCAAGGCGCGTATGGTGATGCATGCCGTTTGCCTGAGTTACCGACTGCTCTTGCATCCCTGATTGCTCGGAAAGGAGTTGATGATGGATGGAAGCTTAGCACGTAAATTGTCGAGGGTGTTTGGCGACGGAGGGCTAATACTTCTCTCGGTGCTGATTATAATCGGGGTCCCCGTCGGTATCGTTGTCGGCATCGTTTACGGCGCATTGTGGTGTTTGCGCCGTTTCGGAGTGATCTGAACCAGTGGGCGGCTGCGGCAACGAGGAATCAGCGGGGCGCGGACCAAAGAAGGGCCGCGTAGTTACTGCGAAAGCTACCTGCCGGATACCGTACTGCTGCGGTCAGAACTCCGGCCAGCCGCCCACCAACACAGGAGAAGATGCAAATGCGCACGATTCTGAAGGTGTTCGGCGGAAGCTTCGGGGTACTCGTCGTCGTCGGTCTCAACATTGGGGCCACTGTCGGGGCCGCTGTCTGCATCGTCTACGGCGTTCTGTGGTGTCTCCGTCACTTTGGAGTGATTTGACTCAACGGGCGGCTGCGGCGAGAGCCGACACTTCAAGGATGGCATGTGTGAGCGCCGACAAGCGACCGGCGATTTCTACTGCCTGCCGCTATGTACGCACATAGCGATGAGCCGGTTGGAATCCGGCCAGCCGCCCACCAGTTTCAAGAGTCCCGTAACTCAACGGCAGAGATACCGCTGGAGGTAAGAAGCGGAAATGCCGGGGCCGGGTGGTGCGCACTGCCTGGCTGCCGAGTGACCAACTGGGCAATGACCCACGCCAGAACCGGACTGGCAACGTGGCTTGACCTGGTTGGGTAGCTGGGGTTCGACTCCCCTCGGGACTACCAATTTCGTGGGCGGCTGCGGCGAGACAGCGCCGCTTGGGAGAGATACGGAACCAAGAACCGCGAGAACCTACTGTCCATTGGGTTCTGAGCTCTGCTGCGGCAAGAGCCAAGCGGCAGCAAAGGAAGGGTTGGTCGAGTAGTGGGAATCCGGCCAGCCGCCCACCAGTTTTGCAGGCCGGAACACGTTGCGCTTGCAAGAGCCAGCGGCGGAAAGGCTTGCGGGTGCTGAGGTTGTCAACGATATGCGTGCTCTCAACCGAGAGCCCACAAGCCCCGAGGGAATCGTTGGCGTCTCAGCGCCCATCAGTTTCGAAGGTAGCGGAATAATCGATCGTTCCACTGCGTATAGGGACGCAGGCTGCGCGCAGGTCGGCGCTTGAAACCCGAGAAGCTCTGGAGCAGGTAAATAGACAGCGTTGACTGAGCAGACCGTGCAAGGTTGAAGTCCTTGCCCTTCGACCATTACAGGAGGAGATCGGATGCGGCTGGAAGAAAGAATGAAGCTGTACGAAGGCATGGAAGCAGGCAGATCGTTAATGCCTAGACTTCCAGCGCTGGCTCGACTGGACGGCAGATGCTTTCGTACATTTACTAAGGGCATGAGTAAGCCTTATGACGAGCGCATGATAGCAGCGATGCAGCTGCTGACGAAGACGCTGGTCGGCGAGACGAATGCAAAAGTGGGCTACACACAGTCTGACGAGATTACGCTCGCGTGGTACTTGCCGGATCCAAAAAGCCAAGTCTATTTCGCTGGTCGCATTCAGAAAATGGTTTCGTCGCTTGCTGCTACAGCGTCGATACGGTTTCTAGAAATAGTATCGTCCGGTATCTTATCAGATTTTGCTGATCGTAGACCTACATTTGATTGCAGGGTATGGAACGTGCCGACGCTGGAAGAGGCGGCCAATGTGTTCGTTTGGCGCGAGACGGATGCTACCAGGAATAGTATCCAAGCGGCTGCGCAGTCTGTTTATTCACATAAGCAGCTGCACAACAAAAATTCCAGCGAGTTGCGCGCTATGCTGTACGAAAAGGGTATCAACTGGGATGACTATCCTGCGCGCTTCAAACGAGGCAGCTACTACGCGGTACGAGAAGTAGAGCGTGCTTTTACAGCAGAGGAAATAGAAAAGCTACCTGCTAAGCATGCAGCCAGGACAAATCCAGAGCTAACAGTACAGCGTCACGAGGTGCAGCCATTACATCTACCACCTCTGCTGCGCATTACGAATAGAGCAGATGTTCTGTTACGTGGCGAGGAGCCGCGAGAAAGGAGTTAAGATGGGCGATTCTCCGTACACCCACCTACTCTACGGAGTGGCGTTACAGGATCCAGTGCCGGACATCGTCTACGATCTGGTAGAGGCACAGAACAATGCTACCTGCGCAGCCGTTTGGGAGCATGGTCCTGATTGTGGGCCTGTTGGCATTCCGGACAACGCATTCTTCACGCTGACTTTCGGCGGCTGTGCTTCTGTCGAGCCGTTCTACGTCCTGGGTATAACCGCATCCGAGCAGGATGGCTTATACGCCATGTGCTGGGAGCTGAACGTGGAGAATCTGGCCCGCATGACAGCTCAGGCTTCAGCCGAGAACTGGGCGGAGCGGCTGCGAGCCTACGCTGCGGAAATAGGCGCGGAGATCGAGCAAGGACCGGCCTGGCTCGTCGTCTCCGCTTACGGATAAGGAAACCACATGCCTGAGATGCGTCTGACGTTGATTGGAGCTGACTGGCTTCATAACCCTACAGAAAGGAGAATTGAGTGACTCCCTACGTACATTCCGTGCTCAACATAGCGTACTACCTGTTGACGATGGTCTTGCTAGTAGTGTTCGCCAGCTGGGCGTGGAGTATAGTCAGGCTGGCAGACGACGAGTGCAAGGCCGAGACGGATCCGGATAAGCGACGCCGGACGGTGACCCGAACGGTCGTCCATATCGCAGCCAAAGGCGCGTGCGTACTCCTGGTGCTTATCTGCCTGTACGTGGCAAAGAATCTAACGGGAACCTAAAACGGATAGACGAGCAAGAATAGAAGCAGCCGGGCATCCAAGAATCGGATTTCACAAGGAACTGAAGCGGCCGGCTGCTGGCCAGGACGGGAGAGCTGATCATCTGATGTGAGCTAGCAGCTGGCCGATGCCCGCCTGTACAGCCTACCACGGCTGCCGTGCTAAACCATGCTCTACGAGGCATACCTATCTCTGGGAGCTGGCCCGGCAGCCGTTTCTGCTGTTTAGTGCCGTTTCTACCAAACATCCAGAGCAACGATGATCATCGAGCAAAACGGTGTGACGGACGTTCTGCCAACTTCTACGAGCCTTCCGTGTATGTGGAGCGGGACGTCTGTTATTCAACGCCTTCCGCCTCAAATCAAGGCCCCGATCAGACGAACAGTTCAACGGAGAGGCGGAAGGCGGCGCTACTAAAGCAGCGAGTTCTGAGCAGCAAGCGCTCAATCTCGTTCAGTCCGAGCGTACCAGGCAAGCAGAGACGGGCGTTTGCTGCTTCTCAGCCTTTACCTTTTGGGAGAGCTAACCATGTCAAGACGGATTGAGCTGGTGCAGCAATTGAAGATGGATCTCAAAAAGGCTGCATCGTCACTGTCGAAAGATGAGGCGAGGTTTCTGGTTGATACGTACTATCTACATCAGAAGAATCGTATCAGATCTTTTTTGCAGGTGCGTGATTTGCGCAAAGCAGACGAGCCAGCGCAGGTACTAGATGATCTGGTTGAAGTACAGCGCCAGATCGAGGATGTGGTGAAGTTAGCTCTGGATCACTACACTCGCACCGGCATGCTCAATCAATGGGCTCGCTCCCAGACAGGAGTCGGTCCTGTTATTGCTGCCGGGCTGTGTGGACATATCGATATGGAAATTGCTACTACGCCGGCCAAAATCTGGCGATTCGCCGGACTCGATCCTACTGTGACGTGGGAGCCTAGAAAAAAGCGTCCGTGGAATGCTGCGTTAAAAACGCTGTGCTGGAAGTTGGGCGACAGCTTCGTTAAATCCCAAAGCCGAAAAAATCCCACATACGGTCGAATATATGTCGAGCGCAGGGAGTATGAGGAGAGACGAAACAACGATGGAGAACTAGCGGATCAAGCTGAGAAGGCGCTAGCCAAGTTTGCTAGCAGCGCCGGTAGATTCCGCAAGTACTTGGAGAGTGGAAAAGCGCCTGACGCGAAGAGCGCGCCTAAAGGCTACTGGTCGTGGTGGCATTACCAGCAGGGTAAGCTGCCACCGGCCCATTTGCTCACCAGAGCAAGTCGGTACGCGGTTAAAGTGTTCCTGGCCCATTATTGGGAAGTCGGTCGGGAAGAGCTAACAGGAGAAGCCGTAGAGTCGTGTTATCATCATCTACGGCAGGATTAGGAATCCTTACCAACACAGATATTGTGGCAATACAGTAACTACCAATTCGTGCTGCAGCGTTTCTGGCTGACTCTTGATATGCGGCTCTATGTGCATCAAGATGCGGCTGGAAACGTAGAATGACGTATGAGTTGTGTATTTGCTAGTACCAATCTTGTCGGGTTGGTGCTGGAAGGGAGATCAGGTAGATGGCCAAGTCTACACGACGAAAAGTCGCAACAAAGCCCACAAGTTCGAAGGTCGCAAAGGTTGGAGACGTTCAGGGCTTAAAAGAGCTGTTGGGCATACAGTCAAGCAACCTGCCGAACAACAGCCTGGAAGTTGGACAGTCGTATATGGTAAGGACTGTGACTCATTATACGTTGGGGCGTTTATCTTCTATCACAGAGACGGACCTCAAGTTTAACGAGGCGTCATGGATACCGGAAACGGGACGCTGGTCAGAAGTGCTGGAATCGGGGGCCGACAAGCTGGGAGAGGTCGAGCCTGTTCCAGATCCGGCAGGGGTCATCGTCAGCCGTGGCGCCATAGTGGATATTACACCGTGGAATCATGCATTGCCGCGGAAGCAGAAATAGTTAATCGGGAGCAAGGCGGTCGTAGAAGCGTGGCGGCCGCCTTGTTCATTTCTACCGGGCCTGGTAAGTGCCCTTGTAACCAGGCTTGTTCACAGTCAAAAGGGAGTGGAGGAGTGAGCGATGGAAATCGTGCTCACGCCGGGATCCCGTTCGTCGTACGGGCCTTTCTGGTTCGACCTGCGCTCGAACGGCCGCCTGAAGACCAATGCGGCTGTACTAGAGCGCAACGACGAGGGTGGCAGGGTGCATGTGGTGTTCAAGCCACGCGCACCAAGACGCCGTGTGCGGGGAAACTCTCATGTTGAGCAGGAACCCGTGGTTCAATAGGAGAGGAGTGGTGCTCGACGATGGCGGGCGGTACACCGCCTGCTGCGAGCACTGCTCCAAGCAGCTGGTCGGCAAGCATTTCGGCAAGACGACCTTGGAGGCGTTTTGCCAGTTTGCTGCCCGAGTAGGCTGGAAGCTGTCGCGTATAGCGGCTGCTAGCGGGCCGCCGTACGAAAAGGCGGTCTGCCCAGCGTGTTCTAGAGGCCCAAGACGAGGAGAGAAGCATGAGATGGGTACGAGCAGTCGAAAAGATCGTGCTGGTGGTGGCTATTATAGCCATCGTGTGTACAGTCGTTTCGTACGCCGGTGATGTGTGCAGGTTGATAGGCCGTAAGGCCTGTCCCGGCGTAGTAGCCAACACGAGAGCGTTGCGCTACTATACAATGGAAGCCGCCAGGCTCGACCAGGCAGCCGAAAGCGGCACGGCTGTACACATGTCGTCGCTGGGTCGGTTGACGTACGCTATCGGCTCTGCGCGTTTCGAGCGGCAGCTGGTGAGCTGTGAGGGAGGCTGGACTGGCAGGGATTATCCTGCGGTCAGGCTGACCTATAGCACGTCTGGGGGTGGACGACTATCCAAGATCTACAAGGCTGACGTTGGCAGGGATTGGATGGTCAGCCTAGAAACAGACGAGGATGCCGAGCTCGCTAGTCAGTAGCGACTCATCAGGTGCCGGCGTCCTGCGTATTCAGGACGCCGGCACTATATTATGGAGATTGATTTGATTATACCCGGTGAAATGTGGCATAGTAGCCTGTCTGGTTGTACATGCAGCCACGGCTGTGTCACTAGATCCAATACTCTATGTTCATCGTTTTATCCTGACTTGTCAGCAAGTACTCATTTGTCGACAAGTCGCTGCCATATGATTGCTTACACCAACTCAGTAGTAGGTGCAGGATTTTATCCGCTCTCGCATAAACAAGCAAGGTCGTACGTATCACTGGCAGAGGAAGATTCTGTTTCAGGTTCACACGCATCATCCTGGTCAAGATGAAGGAGGTAGATAATGGCGGAACGCGGCGACATGCTGCCGTATTTCAATGCCGGAGCGCCGGCGTTGGCTGTGCAAACGATGGAAGAGGCGCCCCTTATTATGTGGCTGTTAGCCAATACGAACTATGAAACGTATTGGCGTAAGTCTGCGATGCCTGGCATTGAAATTCTGGCGGAACGCGCAGGAACAGCCAGCAGGAAATCCAAGCTAGGCCAGCACAAGATGCTGGATGCTAAGGCGGACGTGGTTACCACTCTGCAGAAGCTTCGAGGCCAGCGGCGGACTGCGCTTATCCTTGAAGATTTTGCTGATATGGCAACGATGGCGTTGCCGCGACGTGCATTGATGGACGGACTGTACGAGTACTCGTCCACGGGAAGCGTTGTTATTATGGTGGCCCCGCGCTGGAGGCTGCCTGCCGAGTTGCAGCATCTTATTCCCGTAATAGACTGGTTACTACCAAAGCGGGATGAAATGGAAGGGATTCTTGACAAGGTAGAGATGTATCTATCTGCTGCCAAGGATAAGAAAGCCAAGACCAAAACAAGCTTCAGTGTTCCTGAAGAGCGAAGACCTAATATCATCGACAGCATGATGGGTCTCGGCACTATGGAAGCTGAAAACAGTTTGTGCATGGCTGCGCGTATGACTGATCTTCAGACTATACACCCAGAGGATGTATTCAAGCTGAAAGCCAAAAGGCTGAAAGAGCAGGGCTTGTTGGATTATCAACCTCCAGTTTCGGTGAATAATATGGGCGGTTTGGGTAATCTTAAGGAGTACTTCAAAACAGAGGTTATTCCGCGTAAGCGCCACGCTAAATTGCGAGTACGCGGTCTTCTCTTGGTGGGTGTTCCTGGTACAGGTAAGTCTCTAGCTGCCAAGGTGGCAGGTTCCATATTGGAACGTCCTGTTTTTCATATGCAGATCGGCAGGCTGAAAGGTTCGTACGTGGGCCAGTCAGAGGCCAATATGGCTCGGGCGCTAGAAGTCGCTAACGCCATGCCGTGTGTGTTGTGGATGGATGAGATAGAGAAAGCTCTAGGAGGTGTTGCGTCCTCCAACATGACGGATGGCGGTACGCTGGACGCTATGTTCGGCATGTTGCTGACTTGGTTATCGGATCATAACGAGAACGCAATGGTTGTGGCAACATGCAATAACTTCTCCAAGCTGGAAATCGAGCTAACGCGTAAGGGCCGATTCGACGAGATATTCTTCGTCGACCTGCCCACGCTTATCGAGCGTGAGGAAATAGCAGCTGTGCACCTGGCCAGACTAGACTGTCCTGTCGAGCTGGCGCAGCAGATATCTGAGCTGACAGAAACGTTTACCGGTGCAGAGATAGAGCATCTAGTAAAATCCCTGGCTACGGCCCAGCTACGCGGCGAGGAAGTAAAGCCTGGGACTAAGAAGACGGACAAGCTCCTCTTGGGGCTGAAAGACGCGTGCAGGCCTTTGGCCGAAACGCGCGCGGAAGAGATTGGTCAGCTTCGTGCGTGGGCTAGTCGCACAGCGCAACCAGCCAATACGCCCGAAGCTCACGTACAGTTGGAAAGGGAGTTGCTGGAATGAGCCAGACGACCAAGGTGAAAGTCAATTTCAGGGACCTTGACATGCTGAAGGTTGCCGCAGAAGAACTGGACGGCGAGTGTGTTGTCAGAGGCGATCAAGCGGCAGTGAGACTGCCTGGCTGGCATATGGATGCTGTATTGGGAATCAAGGACGGCGTCCTGACAGGAGATATGCTCTATGATCGTGATGCCAGCTATTCGGGCATCACGCAGACGCATATGGACAAGCTGGCGATTGAATACGCAATGGCAGCGGCTAACGCCGAGGCGGTTGCGCATGGATGGCATTTCAACCGCCAAGGCGAAAAGGCCACGATCTCCACGCCGAAGGGGCGTATGGAGATCACGGCGGACGCAAAGGGGAGTATACAGGTGGACGGACAGGGCTATTCCGGCACCGCCTGCGCCGGTGAAATAGGCGAGATCGTGGGACAGGTGGGTACTCAGGAGCAAACGCAGTACAAGCAAGAGTATCATCAGTCCCATACTCGTGTGCGGCAGAGAGAGCAGGGCTAGCATTCTGCTAGTCCTAGCATTTTGGGGCGGGTTGGTTGATGCCAGCCCGCCCCGTTTCTTTTGAAGGAGGAGTGACAATGCCTCATAGGCGATGCGCGACCTGCAACGTGCTGTGCAACGTGCTGTGCAACGGTAAGTGCGCAGTGATGGCCGTGCCGTGCTTCCCGCGCAAAGCGCGCAAAGGAAGCAAGGACATCAGAGTCATGCCTACGGCGCTGTCGGTAGGCATGGGCTTTATCGGAGGAATTCACGAGTCTCCTGAGTTCATCACTCAGGACTCGCTGGAGTCCTTTCAACAGTAGTTGCCAGCGAAACGGCAGGCCTGCCACATTGGCAGGTCTGCCATTTGCACAGGAGGAGCAACATGACGACCACGTACCGTGTGTATGTGCCCGAGGCGAAAGAGCTGTTTCCAACGTGGATAGACGAACAAGGCGGCATTTTGGTATGGAACAATTGCGACATGTCGGACCCTGGGCGTGAGAACGCTTTTACGCCGGCGCTGGACGAGGACGGAAACGACAATGCAGCAAATCCTCCACGGTGGAATTACAAGTTGGGAGAGCGTGTTGACAGCCTGGCGCGTTTTCAGATATGCACGCGCAAGCTTATAGTAGCGATATTGGATGTAGAGTTGTTGCGTCAGGGCTCGTCCAGACCTAGACTGGTATTGTCGAAAGAATCAGAATGTCGCATATACTCGGCTCGCAACATCGTTGCCGAGATCTATGGAACGGATGAAGTAAAGTGGTCGTCTGGTGATATCATATATCCTGCAGTTACATTATACGTTTTCGAATTCGAGGACAAGCCTTTGCGTGCCGTGTGGACGTCAGGGTCTGTCAAACGTATCACAGATTACGCACTCGATGAATGTTGTGAGGCGGAATCGCTGGTACTAGAAAAAGACGGCAGATTCGTAATACAGCTGTTCGATCTAAAACCTGAGCAGCTTGGCGACATCACTGCTACGTTGAAGGAACGGCTGCTAGGGTGCGATTTCACAATGGAGAGCATGGAATGAGAAATGAGTACACGATTGAGTCTATGCAGGAGCGTCTGGCGGATGGTCCAACGGAAGCCGACATGTTGAGGCAGGCTTACGCTGCGCAGGATGCGTGTAATTTATCAGGAGTAGTGCATACATTTTCGTCGCTTGTGACGCAGCTGTGGAAAATAGCTAGAGCACGAGGTAAAGGCACAGACTGGGTAAACCGCCATCCCGTATGCATTATTTTAGCTGACAAGCTGAGAGATTTGTCTCGCAGCACGTCGGATCGAGTGTTCTCTGTATTTGAGCAGGCGAGAATCTTGAAAGAGCGGAAATGCAGTACCTGAATCTGTCGTTGGATACGGTTGTTGGATCAAGTACTTGCGGACGTGCGTACTCTACGTCGACAATGTACCGCTCAGGTGTAGATTTCCGGGGCTTACTACCGTTGCCGGCTTCTAATTCGTACAGCTTACATCTCAGATCAGTCGTGTACATGGGTGCCAGTCGATATGGAAATGTGGTAATTCATAGACATACTTTTGGTTCCAAAACCGATCATGCTAGACGTAGCAAGTGAAAGACGAGGAGTATGAAAATATGGATAATCACGCTATTGAGTTCAAGGTTGGTAGCGGTGATTGGGAATTTTGGGCGTGGTTCGACGGCGCGCGTCGCGAAGCTTGCGTAGCCGCTGCCCGACTGCACGAATCGTTACGTGTGGATGAAGGTCATACCCGCGTATCGGTACGCGTAAACGGTCGAAGACTGACATGCACAACAATCAATGATTGTCTGAAAGGAGATGCACATGAAGGACATGAAGGATCCCGCAGCTGAATTCGGTACCTTGCTAAAGCAGTGTGTGACGCCGGACGGTCTAGGATCTATAGTGCTGGCTGTAGATACTACGAGCGTGAAGCCTGACAGGCAGATATTAAAGGTGTCTGCTCTGTGGCTTGCCAGGCACTCGGCCACAGAGGCTAGATTTACAGTTGACGAGTTGCCGGAAGCTGTAACTACGTATACAGGAATTGCAAAGGAGCATTTGCCTGAACAGTCAGAAACTGACGAGGCCAAGAGCATTGTATATCAGCTGGTTACTGCGGAAAGAATCATAGGCCATGCGCTTGTTTTTACGCTTCAATCACTGGCAAGTATAGAAGGTGTCTGCGACGATTTTCCGGCATTCATGGAAGGCATCAAAGCCCTCACGGATAAAAAGGCTGCGATAGCAGATCTGACACACGGATTTCCCAAGCTAGTTGATATCGGCATGCTGGCTAAGCTTGCTACATGCACAGATGATCGGTTCAAAGCGTACGGAGACGCGCTTGATAGCTGGACTACGGTGCAGGCTCTTAATCGGAAAAGTGGCGGAGGCGCCAAGTGGAACTTCGAGATCTGCTGCGAGATGGCTGGTCTGGCTACTCCTGTACGCCCGTACGACTGCTCGACAAAGGTGAAACTGATTTCTGACATCATAGCGCGCACAGGTTTGGGCAAGCCCAGCCTCAATCTTGTAGGAAGATAAAATGCAGATGCTGCCTTCTATTTCGGTGCTAAGCGTTTGCAGGCGCGTTATCCCTATGTACTACGTGTCAACGTGTCAAGTTGGCGACACGAACGTTCGTGTCGTAGGCTCTAGATGCAGTAGACGCATTAGCGGCAGTCACGGCGTAGTTATGACTGGTAACTATAACAAGCGGGTTAGATCCTGTGCAGGCTGGCTGGGTCGGCACTGGTACAACAGTGAAAGAGTAGAGCGCAGGTATCTAGTAAGTGCTGGGTCCACACAACGCCGAGGTCGATGATATGAATTCGGTTATGAAAAGGGCAGGTTTGGAAGTAGTTGTTATATCTAAAAATTCTGCATACGACAGTGTGTCGTTGAGCCAGGCAGGTAGGTACATGCTGCGTACCGGATATTCAGTGTCGTCGTACCTTATCGACGCTAGTCCTGAGTCCAGACTAATAAACGACTGCCAGTCGATTGATACCAAACAGACGCGCCGTCCTCGTATATGGCGTAATTATAGTGGACTAGGCCGTTGCACAACCAGAAGCCTGGACGGGCGTACGGTGTCTGTATATTTCTCGCGCGCGCGGAGTTGGATAGCGACAAGGATTCGGATGCATTGAATGCGGCGATTGGTAGAACAGGTCTAGAGGCGTCTGTAGGAGCTAAGAAGATTATACATGCAGCCAAGTCGTTATGTTGTTGTGGAAAGTTCAAGACGCCTTGTGCTACCTCAGCTTCGGCTTATATAGGTCGACGAGAGACTCTGTTCAGCGCATACAGAAGGTTAATAGCTGTTCATTCAGTAGATGACAATTACCGCTGTCGTCCGGCGCTGAGATACCGGAAACGTCAGGACTGTAGTGTATGTAGAGGCGCTATGCGTTTAGGCTTAGGTATTACGCGCTTTTCATTGATACAACACTAGTAATTGGGCACATCAGAGTGCGATGCTGAAGGAGAATGCAGATGCTGGCAGCTGCGCTACGAGGAGGAATGGAAGCAGCGTATGTGACCTGGATGTCGGAATATAAAACAAAATCGAGTTCTATAGGGAGTAACCTATACGTTGTGTCGTCTAGCTGCAAGTCTCGTCACAATCATCTAGTCATTTCGTGCACGAAACGTAGTAATAACAGAGTGTATTCGACCGTTCGCACTGATTGGGAACGACCTAAGCCGGGTTGTGCCTGGACAGCGTCGGTAGCTAACTGGAGACGTTTTTCTCAGACGAGGTACTACGCATGATAGCGACGCTGGTAGCTTTTCGCTGTGAGCCTGCTACCGGGCCGCAGTGTGTCTGCAGAAACGGGACGAGAACCATAGCATGCAGCTGGGCTTGTACTGGGGAGCAAAAAGCGTTAGCGATTTCTTATAGAGGATCTATTACTGGTCGATTTGCTGATTATAAAGCGCCTACAGTTTCCAAATGCGCTAGACGGCGTAGTTCAAACAGCCGCATTAACGTGTCTTCACGCTAGCGATGAAAGCGTCCAGCTGCTGCTGTTCGTCTTTAAGGGACAGCTTGGATAGTTGATCTGCCAGCCTGTGCATTCCTGCTGTTACTATGCCGTCTATGTCTTTTGACGTTTCAATTGACTTTTCACGTACGGCAACAGCTACTTCTGGAAAGTTAGCTGATATCTGATATCCACTCACATCTACTAGTTCAGGGTCAGCAAAGTTGAGTGTTTCAGGCGCGTCGTCAGCGCCGGACAGAGACAGGACAAGACCTGTATATCGTTGGATCTCGTCGCTGAAGCCGTTTTCTGGCGGCCCGTCATTGAGCGCTACTTCTGTTACAGCCCAAGCGCATTCGTAGGGTGTAGCCGGATTGAACACGTTGAAGTCAACCGGGGTCGTTGCACTCAATGCGTTGCAGATATGAATATACGTATTGAGTGAGGTGTAGAACAGATCAGTACGGATAGCCGAGATCAGTGCCTGCAACTTTGAAAGACCAGGTTCCTCTAGTGGCACGCCGTACATGTGGGCAGCCTGCAGCTGGAATGTTTCCGGCTCCCACTCAAAGATCTCGGTTCCGTACTGGTCTAAGAACAGAAACAGCAGCGTTGTAGCGTACGTTTGCGGGTCTTCGATTAGTTGTCTGCTCATGCTATAGCGGTAACGTTTGAGTCGCGGAGCAGCATAGTCACAAAGTTGGAAACGTCGACTGGTGCGTCCTTCATGTGGTCAAAGGCCGCCTTCTTATCGACATGGGTGGCTAGTGTGTTTGCTATAGCCGGAACCTGCTTCCATAGGTTTGCAGGCACATTAACCAGATCGGCTATGTCGTATGTCTGGCCATTGCTAAAGGTAACGAATCTGTCCTGTGCTGACTTAGCTATGCTGTACGTTAGAGAATGCAGCTCGTCTTCAGGGAGCTTCTGCAGATAGCAGTCGTACTTGGAACAGACAGCATCTGCTATTTTCACTAGCCTGGACATAAGCTTGGCAGAGGGCTTGATATTCTCCAGCGCCTGTGCCAGCTTTTGAAGGCTGGTTCGCTCGTCATCACTGAGAACCGGCACCGTTGATAGCCTGGTTAAATAGCTGGCGGCCTTGTGCACATCGGAAATACCATAGCCCGCCGAGCGCTCCAGACACAGCTGCTCGTGCTCCTGCAAGCGCACGCTGGCAGCGTCAGCTTTCTTGAGAATAGCGGTCGCGGCTGCACGTCTGTACTGCAGCGGCAAGCGCTCTCGACTCGCTGCGAATTCGGCTGCGGCGGTCTTGATCTGATCGTCGCTTACCAGCGGCCACACCCGCAGTTTTCGATCTGCGCCCTGTGTAAGGATCAAGGCAAAATCGTCGTCATCTGGATCCGGCACTGTCTCATCCAGAGCTGCTTTTACGTCCTCACTACTGAAGCTCCAGTAATCAGCCCACTTAGTCAGATTAGATTCTGCAACTTGTTGTTCAGCTGGAGCCAGGCTGTCTTTCTGTCTATAATAGTAGACATGGCTAATCCAGCAGGCTGCTTTAGTATGGCACGGGAACAGGCCAACGCCCGGCAATGCGCAATAACGAGTGGGCTGTCTGATCTCATCAGTGCTGGACGCTTTGACAAAATCCGGCATCTTTATGCCAGAATTGATCAAAAGGCGCAGATTGTCATCTGTAAAGTCTACTACTCTGTCCATTGAGGGACCTCCGTGTTTGACTCACAAGTCTTGATGCTACTCGATATATCATACCAACCTTCCAGCGGATTTTCCATCTTATGTCCGCTTTGTCAAGGTACAGGTTGGGTAGGTGTATCAGAATATGGAACGTACTTCAGCTGCTATCAGTGCGGCTTCAGCGGCGACATGTGCCAGCTGTTCGCCAAGGTCAACCGCATGCCGGTCACCAGAGCGGCTGCGTTGATAGCTGAGAAGCTGGAATTGTCACAGCCTTCTGATGACGAACTAGACGAATACGTACGTAAGATGCTCAGCAGAAACATAGTACGGCGCTGGTGGCGCGAAAGAGCAGAGCATCTGGAGCGCGGTAATTGGAAAGTGTTAGAGCATCTAGGCTTACAACAACCAAGCTACAGCGATAGTTGGGCCGCCACAATGGGCAGATTTGCAGGCTTGATGCCTGCGAGTGTGCTGGAAACTTTAGGAGGAAAGCCCAGATCCGAGTGGTATGGTGTTGTGCCTTATTTTGGAGCTCCGGGACTTATAACCAGCTTGGATCTATGGAACGGAGACAGCTGGAGCAGTCTAAAGCTGGAATCGGGAGATCAAGGTCTGGCATTTGTGCCCAGGTCGTGTCTACATCAGAAGCTTCTGTGCCTGAGCTCTATAGAGCGCGCCTGCGTGCTGTACCAGGACAACTTTGCGGTATCTACAGCCTATCTGCCTTTAGTCGTGATGGGGCCTAGAACAGGCTACTGGGGCTGGATGAACAGGCCTGTTGTTTTCGTGTATACAGGCTCGCTGGATACGTACAGACGCGCCAGAAAACTGAATACGCTGGTTACAGGAGCGGCGCCATCATCCGGCCTTGCCTCCGAAGTCGTAGTAAAACAGGCGCTGTGCAAGGCTAAGCACTGGCTTTGGGATTTGGGCGACCGCATGGCGAACTGGAGCACGCAACGCGCTGTTGGCGCCTTAAACGATTTGGATCTGACAGAGCTCGAAAAGGAGCAGATGCTAGGTTCAGTAAGCCCCGCAAAACGAACCCGGCTGAGCAGCGCTGTATACGCTAAAAGCGCGCTCCGCGGCATCGTCCTGGCGGGCCGCCGTGTGACCGAAGATTTCGATGGTTGGCACGTAAAGGATGAGCTGATATCGAACGTCGCTTTCCGCATAAAGACGGTCCGGATCGACGATGAAGATTTTCGCTTGTCATGCGCCTGCAGAATGCGAAATTTCACATTCGATATCAGCCTTACACGTAAGGAGATGTCGTCGGCAGCTAGACTTCAGCGCAGGTTGCTAGAGCGTATTTGCGAGGAGGGTAAAAACTATCTGCCAGTCTTTTCATCTACCTGGGTACCAAAATTTTATGATATCGCTGTAAGATTCAAAGAGCCGATAGTCCAAACGCAAAGCCAGGTGTTAGGCTGGAATACTGCATTTACTCGGTATCATATGCCAGCGTACACGGTAGGCGGAGGGGAGGCGTGCGCCAACGAGACGCGTCATACGTCCAAGCGTATAGTGACTACCAAATTCTGCCCTCTGACTACGAAGCAACTTCATGTATTGAACGCCGATACGTATCTGGCTGCCGTAACGATGGCAGCTGTTGCTGTAGGCGCTGCTAATCCTGTAGCCAGAGCGTTGTCCAGGGAACCGGAGAATGTAGGCGTAGTGTGTAATTCGACCATATGGGAAACGATTCTGGGCACTTTGAAGTCCAATGCAGCCATCTTACGCAACTGTCCAACAGAAGCTTCTCAGCTGTTGACGTCTGGCGTTACGGTCGTAGCTGATCAGGATGACAGCATAGAGGAGTCAGGCTACATCTCATGCATCACGCCCATGAAAGCCGCCACCATTTTGCAGCCGAACTGGACGTTTGTTGTAATACCGTACAGGCAAATCTTGTCCAGCGTAAAAGGACAGGTTACGTGGGTATCGGACTACATACGCAGATTCACGCAGACTCGTCAAGTGCCCAATGCAGTATGTCTAGTAGCAGGTCTAATAACGGACGTATCAGAACACTGGAATTCTATCTACCCTTCTGATTGGAATATTCCCGCCGCTCTAGCCCGCAGCTTTGTTGAGCAGCAAGTGTACAAGGCTCCGCTGTGTGACAAGTTTGTAGGCATGGTAGGCGCGCTAGTATCGTCTCTGTCTGATACTACATGTGCTCTGTCTCCTATACGACGCAGGGAGCAGTATGTGCATGTCGACTACAGGAAACTGCTAGCACTAGCAAAATCAATGAGTCTGAATCTGACGGCTAACTTGGAATCCGTAGCCACATCATTTCAGCTAGACAGAGGTGTAGAAGCATTTTTGCAGCTAGACAAGTCGCCTACGATAGTGGTACCGTTGGCCGCCTGGGACGAGTATTACAACAAATGGGATGCTTGGAATACAGCTAGGAAAGAGCAGCTTAACCGTGCGTTGGGGCGATTGCTTCGGCTTCGCCACGAAGATCAGGCCAGTATCCGGTAACTCGGCATAGAGCTAATACACCTGTTACCACAGCATGAACGAAATCGTCAGGCACTTTAGGATTCCGCGCCATAATATACGTATCGCCGCGGCTGGGTGTATAGTGAGACTCTTCTCGCAACGACAGAAAGTCCTGCAATAAAGGCTCGATCTTGCTCCAGTCAGGAAAGAGAATATAGCCGTTTTTTATTAGCCGTAATATATAACTGACAGCCCTGGTTTTGTCTGCTGAGTAGTAGTATCCCGGCCTAGTATTCGTAGGTGGGTGGACTACCAACAAGGCCCGTCCCGGCTCGGCGCGGGTATATCTGAAACTAAACAGCTCGTTCGGTCCCATATCAGCCACCTGCTTCAGATAGTCTTCTCGCAATATGCCGGCCTCGGCAAAGTCATGGGCTAGCAGCTCACAGCCCATAGTACGTTTCAGCCAGGCTACACGTTTGGCTTCGTCCTCAATGGTAGCGTGCAGAGGTACACGTTCGCCGTATAGTACATGGAAACGTCCGTGTTCCAACACTATCAGCGCCTGTGCTGTAGTTGACGACGTAAGATCTCCACGTCCGCTCCAGTCTACACCCAAGATAGCGTGCTGAGACTTGAAACGCTCGGCTTTTACCGCATCCAGGTTAGTAGTATCTACCGACAATGTACAGGCACGCACGAGCTCGCTGCGGGTAATAGGCTTGGATCCTACGTCGAACGTGATGCCCATACGTTCCTGATAGAAACGTCTTGGCGCTTCTTCTTCATACGCCTCCATCAAACGCTTCCACTTGCGAGCACTGTTGCAGTGCAGCGGAACAACGGCTTGTGGTATATGCCAGCCAGCAAATTCATCGACTCTGTCAGGTCGCTGCGGCTGGAATTCGCCGCTGAATGTATCTAGCAGCTTGCCGCATTTTGCGCAGCTGAGGCCTCTTTTCTGCAGCATTCCTGTCAAATCTGCGTCCAGGGTGGGGATATTATAATGTCCGCAGCTGCAAGGTATGGCCCACTCGTATTGACAGCTCTTGTTCCATAGAAGGTCAATGAAGTTGTCTTCGGTAGACGCGGTGCCGGTGAACACTGCAATCTCGTATTTTGAAGCATCCATACAACGAGCTATAACGGGGAAGAAATCAGGATCAAATAGCTGGCACTCGTCAACGAACGTAATATCGGCCGAGATCCCTCGGATGCGGTCTGGATCGTCTGATGCATAGGACAGATGCAGTAGTGATCCGTTCGTGAAGTTCTTCTGGAATACTCCAGAAGTGTTTTCAAGGTACGATCTAAGCTCTGACGAGCGATAGATGAACGGTCGTAAATGGTTATTGCTGAAACGTTTAGCCGCTCGTTCTGCGGGCTGTAGAAATAAGCTGTTAAAGAACGGAATGTAGATCGAGTAGCACAGTCCTCTAGCTGCTATAGAAGTAGTCTTGCTGACTTGTCTGCCGCACATCCACACCTCATACGCAGGCGGAGTAAACGAATACATGGGTTTCATCATAGGATAGTCGTCTATGGATAACGGCAGATTTTTCAACGTAAACAGACTGCTCAGCGCCGGCTCAAACGACTGCGCCTCTTTCATGCGTCTGAGAGCTGCTTTCTGAGCCGCGCCCAGCAGATCTGTATCTGCGTTTGTTGTGTCTGTACGCGCTGTTTCTGGCACCTAAACCAGGATAAGCGACTATAGACGCTGTGTCAATCCACTCGATTGTGTCGAGCTGGAGACTCGTTTACCTTTGTAGAGGTATACAATATGATTTTTATTCTAAGATGGCAAAGAAAGGTCCGTTTGGCGTACTGGAGAGTTACGTAGCAGTATATGTTGTAGGTGCTATAATAGTGTTTTGGATCGTACAGCCGTACCTGGAAGGCCTGATAGCGCTAGCGCTGTTGATAGGTGTTCTAGTCCTAGTAAGAAAGATTCTGGAGGCGTCGAATGAGCGTAAGTAGAGATTCTAGACATTACGTACGAAATTCGGTAATCAGAGCTACCCGTACGGTAAGCAGATTTATGCGACGTAGACTGCGACTTCATGACAAGCCTGTGACGCACGATCCGCACGATCTGACGCCGGATCGCGCGACGAAAATGGAGGACGAAGTAGAATGAGCTGGGGAACGGTGCTCTGGTGGTCTATTATTCTGGCCGTTGCCAATGCGGCTATCGTCAAGACCCTTTACGAAGGATCGATATTCGAGCGCCCAAAAGACTGGTTAGCTTCTAAGTCAGAACGGGGTGGATGGTTGGCTCATATGATTTTGGAGTGGTGGGGTTGCGCCTACTGTATAAGTCATTGGACAGCAGCAGTATTGTGTGCCTGGGTAGTATATTTCAAAGCTTTCCCCTGGTGGTCGTTTCCTGTCATGTTGCTGATAGTTATACGAATTAGTAATCTAGATCTGTAGCAATCGCGTTGTACGCGATAATCCTTGGCTGTGTCCGCAGGCACAGCATCATCTGGAGGCGCAGAATCGATGATTCAGGCGTATGCAATAGGCGGACGAGTTTCCATGCCGGCCTTCCGCTTTCAGAGTACCAGCAGAAGCGGCGGCGGCCGCTGTACAGAAAGCCTAGTATTTCTGTTTAGAGGCCGATCATATAGTACTAGTACGGGGCTTAGGATAGGTTCGATGTCACAGGGGCGGCGCAGGTTTTACCATACTTCTGCTTCTAGAGATTCTGTTGGTCGCGTATACAAATCTCTGTAAGTGCAGAGAGGAGCTACGATGAGTGCGGTGTTTCTAGCTACGCCCTATACTTTTCACTGTAGAAGCGGTAGAAAAGTTCGCAGCACTTGCCTTGAAAGGGATAGAAGCTCATGCTTCTCAGGTGAGATACGCTTCACGCACGAGAGCGGTGAAATAAGATCGTTTACAGGGTACTATGACACTATATTCTCGAGCTACGAGGCGATATGCGCGTCGAGTCCTACCGGTTCTTACATGCCCACGGTCAGAGACAGTAATCCCCGCCGATAGAACGGAGGTGCGTGATGTATTTGTATGTTTCTGATAGAGTAGACGCATTTGGCTGCAAATGTTCCAGACAGTACAGAAGCTGCGCGCGAACCAGGCGCAGAATTGCTGCAGTAAGCAACGTCGGAATAATTTATGGCAGCGTTTCTGGTATTTCCAGGCGCCTCGGAAACGTTGTTCGTCGGGTAGCATACGCTGCCTATGTTCGCAATAATGCCGGTCGGAAATACCCTTGTTACGTTGCTGTCAGCTACAGTCAAACAAGCAAGGAGGTACGATGAAGGTAAATAACGGAACACCTGTACGGATCCGGTGGCGCAGAAAGGCGAAGCCTAGATGGAACGGGCAGACTGGTGTTGTTAAAAAGGCGCACATAGGCCAGCCTGGTTCGAGAGTGCACCTGGTGCAGCTGAATAAACCGTTTCTTATGCCAACGGCAAAGAAGGGGATTAAAGAGCTGCTTATATCTGAGCGCGATTTGGAAATTCTGGAGGACGAATAGCTATGGCTATGTACGAGCCTGATAATGATCTTCACCTGTTCGTTGTGAAAGTACAAGCCAAGTGGGATTACCTGACTGCGGTGGTGCGCGCTTCTGATTGTATCGCAGCAGAGCGGCTAGCTATAGATCTAGCTAAACAACAATGGTATGAAATCGTATACAAGGACGGATTGGAAGTCACTGATTGTATAAAGCTGGATCCTGATGGTACAGCTGAAGTAGTACATGCTACGTGGTTCGCTGTGGGGTAGAGTCTGATTTAGGAGCCAGCCAGTAATGGTCCACGCATGGTTTATTGCGTACAGATGGTATCAAAAGTCTCGTAGTGGGTGCTTCATCAGCCCAGCACTCCGCAGCGTGGCTGCTTCGCATGCTATGTATGGTCACAAGACGTCAAGTGGATGCTCTTCTGCTAGGCACAAATATATGGTGGTATCACAGTCAAAAAGCCGCACACGCAGACGTGTGAGAAGCGAGAGCTAGATGAATTTCGAAAGGATTCAAGATGTTGTACGCGTGGACAGAGGTGCCTGTACGGCAGACGAGAACAAGCAGAACGCAAGGATTTCTCATAAGCAGCTCTCGTACACGAGTTTCTAGCTTATGCAGTTCCGGCACGAGGGGAAAGATTTCGGCATCCCTGTCAAGATATCATTATGGGCCGGAATGGCTAAGCTATGTGGTTCGCAGTTCAACTGGCACGCTCTTATATAGCCAACGTACGCGATAGGTGCTGTTCGAATAGGAGGGTGTGCATGTGTATCGGCGTGCATCTTTCCAGGGGTCGGGTATCCCGCTGCTGCGGCCGCAGCGTGAGATATCTGAGCGCGTGTTTAGTCGATCGTAACGGCGTGGGCGGCGAAGTTTATCATCTTCGCATCAATAACAGCTGTAGCAGCTGTCAAGCAGGGCGCAGATGCCGCTCGTTTTCAACCGTAAACAGCACAGTAGCTGCTGGCTTGATACCGTACAGAGTACAAAGCTGGAGTCGAAGATACAGCGGACTGTACTAGGCTGGGGAAGGAGGAGTATATGTTTGTGCCGGGCCACCATCCTGTCGAAGGTGACTGGTCTTATTGCCTATTTACTCGCAGAAGAAAAGCATGGTGCAGCGTAATAAACAGGCCGGGCAGATCCAGAACGGGTAGCAGTCGCAGTGCCGGTAAAAGAAGATCGAAGACGTTGTCGGCATCAGACAGCGGAGCCTTGCGTACATGTAAACGCAGCTGGATCAGGTGCAGAGGCGGAATTTACAGAGCTTGAGCTCGGGAGCAGCAGCAGCGATGTATATGCAGACAGCTATGTACGGACGCGCAGCCATGTCTTGTCGTAGCATATCAGGACGGAACAGCATTGTACGTAGCAAGGCAACAACAGGGAGCGGGAGTTTCAGATCAACTTGCTACGATCTATCTCGTACATACCCGGCCATATACAGCTCGGCTTGCCGCTCCCAGTACTGGCTCGGCTCGTTAGCAGATAAAAGAAACTGCAGCACAGTCGATCATACGTTGTCTCAACCAGCAAGGAGTTAAATATGCGTGCGGTCGTAACAGGCGACACACACTTGAATGCCAAGCCGTATAAAGCAGTCGAGAGTTTTTACGGCTTATGGCAAGCATTCCAAATCGCTCAGGCGCGTAATCTGCCATTAGTGCATCTGGGCGACATGTTTGACAGTACCAGACCTTCATCTTCTACATGTAGCGTGCTCCAGCGCGTGGCCAGGAACTTTGACTCAACTAAAATATTCTATATTCTGGGCAACCACGACAAGACTGACAATCCGTGGCAGGAGACCATACTGAAAAATGCCGAGCATCTGCCGTCGAATGTGGGTCTTGACTATACATCTGAGCCTGACGAAGTGATACGATTCATTAAGACATCTGCGTGTCCGGTAGTTTGCGTACACGCGTTTATAGGCGATATTCTACCATCCAGCACGATCCCCATAGAGAGCATAAGTCCTAGTCCAACAGTATTGTCGGGGCATTTTCATGTGCCGTGCCAGATAGAGGCGCCAGGAGCCAAGGTTGTCTATGTTGGTAGTTCCCATCAGGTTGTCAAATTCAGGGAACCAGAAGCCTCTTTTATAGCTCATCCGACGAACAACAAGCGCGTACTGGTCGTTGATTTTGAGACTGGCGAAATGGAGGGGATAGAACTTCAAACACGTCAGTATGTGACGGTAATAGCGTTGGAAGATATAAAGGTACCGGATACTATAGGTGAGCCTGTTTCTCTACCGCCTGCGCTCAGTATATTGACCGGCGTCAAAGCTCTAAGACCGTTTGTACGGGTCGTCTACAGCGATAAGTATACGCCTGCTGATGTGCATGATCTATTTGATGAACGTCTCACAATACTGGAAACGATGCCAGCGCCAGTATCAAAGAAAGCGGTTGATTCGGAATTCTGGTCGCTGGAAGACGTCTTGTGTGAGTATCTACCTGCTGGCGATGCTAGGTCCTTTGTGGAAAGCCTGGTGCAAAATCCGGAGGATGCGGTAAGTGATCTGCGTAAACAGTTTGAAGTTGACTAACTTTGGCTGCTATCGAGCGGCCGATTTGGTGTTTCCCGCTGTTGGTGTTATTGGCATTGTCGGACCTAACGGTTCTGGCAAATCGACTATTCTGGAAGCAATACGTTTTCTCATATCAGGACGGGTATCAGGCACTCTGTCTACTATGGTAACGACAGGAGAATCTGCCGGTAAGGTTTCAGGCGAGATCACTATTACGCTTCCCGGACAACAGCCGTTCAATGTGGCGATAACGCGTCCCTTGCAGGGTCGGCATACTGCTAAACTCGCTGGAACGAAGGTAACTGGTGCTAAGGCTGTGACTGAGAAGCTTCAGGAGCTGCTGGGCGTCTCACCAGTCAGACTGGTCGAGACCAGCTTGCCAGTATTCAGCGCTCAGACTGCTCTGTTGACAGCTGCCCCGGTAGAACGCGTAAGCTTGTGGGAGCGGCTGTTAGACTGCGAGAAGTTTCGCGCAGCCAGGGCTTGCGCAGTCAAGCACCTGAAAGCTGCCGCTGTTACAGACTTCTCAGATGCCATTTCTTCTCTGCGAGCCGGCATTGAGCGGAACGAACAGCAGCATCACGAGCTGGAGGACAAATTTCTGTCGATCAAGCTCGGCCTGGAGGCTATGCGGCTGGTAGAAAACGATATGAGAGCGATGGTCACGGAAGCACATAAACGAGCATCCAGCAACCGTGAAGCCACTGCTAATGCCGAGGCGATAAGCCGTTTACAGCGGAAAATAGATGAGCTTGCTCAACGCAAGACGGAAAATCAGAGGAAGCTGGACGACGCTGTTGTTGAGCAGCTACGTTTACGCACCGAGTGCGAAAGGCTTGGTTTAGAACCGACTGCTACTGCGGCACAGATCCGCACGATCAGGAATTACGCGGCAGAAAAATCAACCTGTCAACGAGAAGTAGAGCGGCTACAGAAGTCACTAGACAAAACGGCTCAATCGATGGAGAAGCTTGCCGGCTGCAAGGAACAATTGGAGCAGGCGCAGCAGCAACAGCACGCAGCGATGGCAGAGAAAGAGCTGGCAGATGAAGTGCTGTCGCATATGAGTCAGGACGGAACCTGCTACGTTTGTAAGCAGGATATTTCAGAGCTGAATCTAGCGCAAACATACGAAGCTCAGCAGAAGCGAGCTGCGACAATTCTGGACAAGCTGTACGTTGAGCTGATACAGCTGCGGCAGCAGTCTGCTCACCTGGATTCACTGTCCGGTCGACGCGAGCAGATTGAGAAGGATTTGTCCAAGGCCAGTACCGCCCTTCGAGTTGCGAAGAAGCGTCTGCCTGCTAACGAAGCTACTACACCGCGACAGATAGACGGCTTATTGGCCGACATGGATCGCATGCCTGATGCGCAGGCGTGCAGAGATGCTGTAGAAAACATCGAGCGCCAGCTGGCCGAGTTGTGCCTTGAATTGACAAAGCTGGAGGAGGCTGGTCTGTCTTTTATAACACCCACCAAAGCTCAACTAGAAGCTGAACAGGCGGCAGAAAAGGGTCTGGAAAGGATAAGCCAGCTGGAAGGGCAAATGATAGCTACACAGCCGCAGCTGAAGCGCTATGAGAAAGAAGCTTCTGAGCTGCACAGTGATTTAGAGAGGATGACTGCCAAACAGGAAGGTGTAGAAAGGCAGAAAGCGTTTTATGACCTGCTGCAGGTAGCTGTTGATCTTCTACACCCAAGCAAGCTGCCCAGAAAGTATATGTCTGCCCGGCTCCACGAGGTAGAAGCTGATATCAATGCTACGCTGCAGAATATGAGCAGCAGATTTTCCGTCTCTATTACCGACGAGTGTGAAATACTAGCTGTATTTGAGGACGGGCTCACCAGGTCTACTACCATGATGTCGCCCGGCGAGCTTTTGAGGTTGGCGGTAGCTTTGCGCATAGCTTTACAGCGATGCGTAGTGCGTAGTGGCATCATGAGTTTCGATGAGCCTACCGCTCATCTAGACGAGAATTCTCGAGACGCTGTGGGCTTGGCTGCAGACGCGTTGAAGGACGGAGTGAGCCAGGTATTTCTGATCACGCACTATGCGCCGCTGTGCGCCAAGGTTGACCGCCTGATACGTGTTGCGCAGGATCATACGGTTACAGTCTGCTAGAATCGACACCTTGCTGAAAGGATCTGTTATGCATGCTGCGCTGCTGCAGAGTAAAAGGCGATACGCGATGTACGGTTCGCAGTACGGAAGCTATTGCAGAAACAGCCACAGAGCGAGGGCATTCGACAGCTATTGCCGTGTTAAGAATGATCGGCTCATTTGTAAGCGATCGTACATTGCCTCGATGATTTATCGAGATCTGCGCATTTCAGCCTCTCTAGCTGTCACTGGTCGTGGTAAATCACTTCGCGGCTCACGAGCAAGGGCGCACGAGATAACGTTTGTCAGCTGTTCGTCGCAAATCTGCTAGGACTAGCAAATTTGTGCTCAAGGAGAATGAAGCGTGGTAGCCGCTATTTTGACAGCTGCATCATGCGTGCACCATACCGAGCACCATACCTGTTTTGAGATTTACAGCGGTTGCACTTCGAAGTACAACTTCAGTGTACGTACCAGCCGCGTGTATGCGCGCCTCAACCGTTTCCCTGGAGGTTTGATGCCTTTCAACAGATCTAGAGTCCATATGCCGCATCGAACCTCAAGTTACAGGACGAGTATACGATCTGTGGCAGGGTACGCATCAAACAAACGCGCTATACTTTCCCACACCGCGCAGATGTTCGCGTCTATAAGCGAAAAAGGAAAGGAATAGGCAGATGAAAACGTATGAAATCAGGACACCTCAAATTGCGAATAACACTGACGTTGCAGGAAAATTTGTTGCTCATCGAACCGGTGGTGGATACGCTGAAAAGCGAACTATCAGGCTGGCGACGTATTTATCCTGAAAGCTCGTTTTTCCGCGGCGGCAAACCCGTCAATTGCCGAGAAACGTTTTATCGTATTGTAGGCAATCGGATGTGCACATACGGCGGATTTGCGCATCGTGTGTATAAATGCCTGTCCAAGGAAGGTCACCAAGTACGCGTAGTAGATACCAGGAAGTCGCTAGGGACGCCCAATCTGAAAAAGCTGGGATCTCTCAGGGAGACCCAGGACAAAATCATAGCAGCAGCCGTAGCTTTTGGAGGAGGAATCGTATCTGCTCCTACAGCCTACGGCAAGAGCCGGCTGATAGTGGAGATAGCATCTCTATGGAACGTGCCTATACTCGTCATTGCGCCATCGATACCGGTTGTCGAGACCATATACTCCAGATTGTTGGAACGCTTCGCTGACGTAGGCATAGTTACCGGCAGCCGCGCTATCGAGCGGCGCATAACCGTAACGACGCCGATGTCTATGATGAAATGCTCGCTGGCAGACTATCGATTGGGCATATTTGACGAGGTGCATACATCGGCTGCTCCTGTAACGTGGAACAACCTGACCCATCTGACCAATGCCAGGCTTCTAGGCCTGAGTGCTTCCTGGAACGCACGCAGCGACGGCGCTACCCGCGCTATCGAAGCGCTGTTCGGACCGTTGATCTACCGGATGACGTACAAGCAGGCAGTAAAGGCCGGGCTGATAGCGCCTATTTGTGTGGAATTCATAGAGGTCAGAGGTACAGTAGATACAGGCCGGTCGTTTACGATAGCCCAGAAAAAGCGGAAGCTTCTGTGGCGAAACGAAACGAGGAACAAAGCTATCGCCAGCCTGGTCAAGCGGCTGGAGAAAGAGCGCCCCAATCGTCAGATACTGATCATGGCCGCCACCCTGGAACACTGCCTAGAGTTGAGAAAATGGTTGCCTGATTACAAGCTCAGCTACGCGAATATCAACAACAAGCAGATCAAACGATTTACAAGGGCAGGCTTATGGGATCCCGAGAAAGATACACCACTTGACAGAACTGCGCGTACCGCACTGAGAAATGACTTTGAAACTAGAAAGCTAAGAAAAGCTATCTCAACACGCACTTGGGGCCAGGGCGTAGATTTTGTAGAATTAGATACACTGGTACGCGTCGATGGCGGTCGATCGAAGATTGATGCCACGCAAATTCCCGGCAGAGTTTCGCGTCTCTGCAGCAGCAAGGAATACGGTGCCGTTTATGATTTCTGGGACAGCTTTGACGAGACTGCGCTCAACGCATCCATTGCGCGTATGAAGCAGTATCGCAAGCACGGCTGGAAGATCATATTGCCAGAAAGCTAGCATGCGTAGTCAGAATACCATAGGCAGCTCGCTCCGCAACACGTATGTCAGACTTCGTAGGCAGCAGAAGCCAGGGTACAACATACACCCGAAATTCCGCTACGTATGGCCCAGGTTGGCGGATCAAATCAGGCAGAAAGGCGCCGATCCTGTATTGTTCGTAGAGGTTCAGTTCTCGCGGGCCGACGCAGCTCCGTTTCCTAACATGCTGTTGTCGGAGCGCGCATGGGATAACTATGACGAGTACCTGTCGAATCGAACGACTGCGTTGTACATGGCTGACCGCTTGGCCTGGGAATTGAGAGAATTTTCAGCCAGAACAAAGTTGGTTGGAAGCGCAGTCAAGGCCCTACAGGATGCGAATCTGAATATTACGCCTCTACTGAGATACACCTTGGCTGAGATGCTGAATCATTCGGAAATAGCTGATACATGGAAAGATAGCGCTGCTGCATTTGCTCAGAAGTACGTTTTGTACCGGGACGCAGTGGCAGCGTGGAAGGAGACGTCTACATGCCGTCAGGGAATGAACTTCTAATAGCCGGTCTCATTTCTGATTTGCAAACGTATAGACGATTCAGGCCTGTGCTAAACGACCCGCGGCTTCGACTTGCTTTATTCGGGACGCACGACAGACACCTGCTGGCGGCGTTGGATGCGACAAACGAACACGTTGACAAATATGCCAGCTTGCCATCCAGAAACGTCTTGGAGTACGAGGCGGCATGGCGCCTACTTCGCACGTCTCCTACGGAGCAGCATGCCAAGCCGGCCATACAGGATTTGTTGCTCTTTACCGATATTCTGGGATCAACGCATCCAACGTACGCAGGTGACAAACTGATAGAGCGGCTGAAAACCAGGTTAAAAAAGGCTGTAGAATACCACGCAGGCAACGGCAAGAATTTCGACCAGGTAGCAGAACTAGTACGAGAATTTCAAGCCAGCCTGTCGATTACAGCATCGGCCGAGCGTAATCCTTTGTCTGATATCACGCTTACAGCAAAAGCTACTAAACAACCTGTCGGCGTCAAGTACCTGGATGATCTTCTGGGCGGCGTAGCTCCAGGCGACTATATTGTGCTAACAGGTCCTACCGGCGGCGGCAAGACCCTCTGCAGCGTGGATATTTTCGGATCTGTTGTGCTGTGGCAACAGCATGCGATGTACTTCACATATGAGCAGCCGGTAGAAGGAGATATAGCTCGCCGCGTTACTGCAAGAATTCTGGAGATCAAGCAGAGCGCTGTTTCAAACGTGTCTAGACAAGGCACCGAGGAGAGCAGACGTTTACAGGAGCGTGCAGGTCTGCATCAGTATGTTCATATGTATGACATGCAGTTGCCGGAATCCGGGCGTGGCGGTACAAGTGATATTGATCAGTCAATTGAGCGGTTGCGGAAAGACGGGATACAACCGCGGGTAGTAATTGTTGACTGGCTCATACCGCTGATGGAAAGGGCCAGTGACGGGCCTAAAACAGACGGCCAGCGTCGTGATTACGCGTACAGGGTATCCAAGGCGTTGAAGGACATAGCAGTCAGGCACTCGACCTTGGTAATTCTAGTGCATCAGCTAGCTACTCAGGAGTCTCGCAAGAGCCCCAAATACAAGCCTAGATGGACTGATTCTGCTGAGTTCAAGAACATCAACTGGGTAGCTGATTACTCGTTGGCATTAGGTGTTGTTGACGAGCAGACGGAATGTTGTTGGTTAGTATCTAGCAAAGGCAGAAGTTCCAAGCCGTCCTCACGCATTATCAGGCGGAACTGGGACTATGCAAAATTCGATCTGGCTGACGACATGCAGGTATCTCTATCCCGCCTGGCTGACACGGCGGCATTTCGTCGTAAACGCTAGGCGTCATTCACAAATCCAAATTAACAGGAGAAGTACGTACAGATGGCTGAAACCGAGCATCCGTCGTGCAAGGAACGTATACAAGAGCACATGAAGGCCCGTCTGGACGACCTGGCGACAGCTTTGGACGAGGAGCCTGGTGACGAAGATTATGATCGTGATGACAATGAAGTGGAACGGCTCAGAGAAAGCGTGCTGTCGATAGCGACAGCGATTCGCGTAGACATTTGTCTGAGCTGGGGCGGACCTGAAGACGGCTTTGTGCTGTTCATAGACGATGAAGGTGACGCGATTGAAGGCTACTACTATTTCAAGGACTGGTTCGATGGAGCCCGCGAGTACATGAACAGCTCTGAAATTGATATGGTAGAGCAGGTATACGGGCCGTTCGACTACTTAGTAGAATAACGGCGGAGATCGCGAATGTTGTTCCGTCTACCATCTGATGTAAATTCGAAGAGCCGTGTTTCAGGCTGTTGCAGCGGCTCACAATACAATACAGACCGCTCTATATCGCGTACGTGTGATATGTACGGCTCGATGGAATTGTCATTTTCGTATTGCAAATCACAGCACTCGCGTTTCGGTCTATATGTGCGCTCGTATCCAGCTACAAGTTCGATCGGAGTCAGAAGAGAGGATCGATAATGCTAGTAGTATCACACACGTTGGAAGGCAGTAGAACTGACGAGAGACGATATTCCATATGCTACACAATCGGCAGCAGATCAGTAAACGGATCAGCCTGTAACCTGTATGCAGATATCTCATGGTGTGTAATAAGCCGTACGCCGAAAAAATGCATTGCGCATTCTACTTGCAAATACGGTACTGACAGGCTGCCTGGAGTGATGAGAAGCTTAACACGCTGGAGAAATACATGATTTGTTTGAATCGATTTCATCTGCCTCCGTCTTTCTGGATAACAGGTCGTATAGGAAGAAGCAGAGACACGGTTAGCCCTGTCAAATCTACATATTCTTCTTTGTGTGAGGGAGAGGAAGGCCGGTACGATATGTCGTACTCCGTTTCAGGCTCTTGTCGGTACAGTGTGTTATCCCGCAGCAATAAATCGGTGTGGCCTACTCATCCAGCCCCAGTAGGATCGTCAGTGCATAATAGCTACACCAACCTTTGTCGCAAATTCGATACAGAGCAGGAGTGATACCATGATACTACTGCCGGCGTGCAGTCGAACTTACGATCCGGATCGCGAAATCATACGTGCCAGCGCCGCTACCTGCGGCATATGGAACTTTACTGATGACCGTATTACAGCTTGTCTATCCTACTGCAGGCACAGAGGTAAATACCTTTACCGGTCTGTGCAACTGTCATCTTTACTGTTTACGCGAGAGGCCATATACGCTTCTCGCTGTGGGCGTGGCTCTAGAGGGATAGGCGTGCTGTACTCCATGACTCGCGATCAAAGCGGGAGAGTAGAATACAGCAGCGGAAGCAGATAGTCTTCCAGAAGGAAACGTAATGTGATTCTGACGTTCAACAGGAGTCATAAATGCTGATGACGTCTCTGACGTATCCGGATATTAGAGCTTCATCGAGAAGCAGGAGCGGACGATGCGTCCGCTCGTTGTCCAGATGCTGCAACGCAGTAGGCGCATCTGTAGTCATGTCGCGCTGTAGATACGTGATACTGCTAGAATTGTCACGTTGCGAAAGTAGCATCAGGCGTTTTAGCTCTGTCTGCGCTACCGCTCTCGCCTATGATAGACACTCGTATCAAGAAAGGAGAAAGATCTGATATAGTGTTAGCGGCGCACAGAATTTCCAGTAGGAGACTACGGTGCTCAATCCTGAACTTTACGCCGCACTGAAACAGACGTTTGGCGAGGTAAAAATATCCAACGCTAACGCGTCTGCCACATTTTTCCGCGATGTAGCCGGCAAACTGAGAATTACCAAGGGAGGAGAGTATTATACCGTTTGCTGCCCATACTGTGGTGACAAGCGCTTCAGACTGTGGATTTCGTATCTGTGGGGCTCCAAGCCTGCAGGAAAATTATGCAGGCACGTAGCCGTTTGTTACAATCATCGCTGTGATTTGTCAGAGCTTCATCACTATATACGCGGAGCGGGCGCCGCCATTCGACATTTCGAGCCCGTGATCGAAGATACACTGCCTCCGCCCAGAACACAGGAAATCGATCCACCAGAACATGTACGCCTGGCGGATCTGCACCATGAGCATCCAGCTGTGAAATATATGACTGATAGAGGCTTCACGATAGACGATCTTCGACGAGCCGATCTTGGGTACATCATAGACTGCAAGCCCGAATACTTTCCGTATACTAATCGCATTTACATACCTGTTAAGCTGAATAACGAGCTGATAGGCTTTCAGGCTAGAGCTGCCAACGACAGTGAGGAGCCGCGGTACAGATCTACAACAGCGCTGACAACCACTCTGTATAATTACGACCGCGCCGTAGCCCAGGCAGGCGAAGTACTAGTGCTGGTCGAAGGCCCGTTCGATGCGATCAGATTGGGAGACATAGCGGTTGCCACTTTTGGTAAGCATCTGTCTCAATACCAGCATATGTTACTCGGACCCTGGCGCGAAAAGATGTGCGTTTTGGCGTGGGATCACGATTTCTGGGAAGATCAGAAAAGAGACGGACGCCCTGTATGGGTACAGGTAGTAGAAGACTTGCTCAGCTGTTTTCGAACGGTTGTGCAGATCGATTTAGGGCCGGAACGTGACCCCGCATCGATGTCGCCTCTGGATTTCTGGTGTTCAGTCCTAACAAAGGGAGTGGTACATGAGCATTCCGATCATCAGACATAGAACGGATTTGGCTGTGCAGTACAAAGATTTGAATTTCGTCAGGTGCCGCGGTAGAAACGGCAGCTTTACTCTGAAGAGCATAGAAGCCGAAGATCTAGGACGCGGTATCACGAAGCTATCCTTCTATTCTTCCGCAAAGGGAAAACAGCCTCCTATTAGATTTACAGCATCGACAAGCGACTTGCTGATAATGCTAGAACAGGCAAGAGCAGAGGTAATCAATGCGCAGCTCGAAGTGCAGAAGGAGAAACAATCGTGACCGATGTAGGTATATTCGGTGCGCCGGATATGGAAGATATGCCAAGTATCAAACTGACAGAATCTGATCTGGTGCCTGGTAAACTGGTAACCGCATTTGCTGAACAAACACAAAGCAGCCTGTCTGACGCGACAAAATATCTGCTGACGCACTCTGCAGTAGTAGATATAGATAATCGATCTAGATTCTGCGTAGCCGGTCATATGCCTACTGCTCCAAGTGGCATATACCAAGCTGACGTGGTCGCAATAGGAAAAATGCCAGGCCGAGCAGAGCAGGAAAGCGGCAGATTGTTTGTAGGAGAATCGGGCAAGTGGTGGAGAGCGTTGCTGCAGGAAGCAGGATTGATTGATCGTACATTTTTTTCCAATGTGCTTCGATTCTCGGTGGCCTCGGCAACCAAGACTAAGAAGATGACAGAGCTTGTAGGCCTCTGTAGATATCTGCTGCTACACGAGATAAATCAATGTCACCCAAGGCTGATACTGGCGCTTGGCAAGGAAGCTACGCAGTGGTTTTTTGGGTCCGGGGCTTTCAAGAAGAAACTGGGCGCGGTGATGGACTGGACATCGCCTCTAGACGGGGCTACTATTCCAGTCGCCATAACTAACAATCCCGCAGCCGTTGTTCGCGGCATGAACGATGCGCCGCTGCGCGTTACGACCTTTAGAGCTGCGGATATGATACTGAATAACCGTAGCGCATCAGAAGCGTTTATGGCTGATGATGGAGAATATGCTTATGTTAGAACAGAGCAGGATCTAGAACACGAGCTGCAGAAACTGCTGGATTGCTCCTCTACGTACCTGGCCATTGACTGCGAATGGGGAGGTAGAAATCCATTTGAGAAGAACGGCAAACTGCGCAGTATTACGCTGTCACAAGTACCTGGCACTGCCTTGGTTATAGAGCTGAGAGACGAACACAAAGAGATTCTATTTCAGCCAGGCGTCCAGGCAGCATACGATCAGTTACAGCGTTTGCTGGATGCAAGACAGTGGTGTTTGTGCGGCCACAACTTCACGGCAGACTGGCTGTGGCTGGAGAAGGAAGCGGGCTTAACAGGGCTGGACGAGGCAGTGAGCCGCGGCTTCGATACGATGGTAGCGTGGAATATTCTGCACGAAACCGACAGACTCAGTCTCGACCATTTGAGCATGTTGAATACTACGCTCGGTAGATATGACATACGCATAGATGATTACGTAGACAAGAAGTCTGATATGGACGGCTATTGGAAGGTTCCTCAAGATGTTCTCAGACTATACGCGGCTAAGGACGCTGACAGTACTATTCGTAACGTTCTGTACATTGCAGAACAGATGCAAAAGGAACCTCGTGTAGCAGAGCTGTATCAGAGCGTATCAATGCCGTGTTTGGCGGCTATTCATGAAATAGAGCGTAACGGCCTGCTAGTCGATACAGAGCGCATGTACGAGATATATGACAAGGCAGTGAAACAACGAGACGAGTTGCTGAGCTTGTTATCTGATGCAGTAAAAAAGCACGCCGACAAGCTGACGATCAAATTTATTGCGCAGGCGGTCAAAGCAGCAATAGAGGCGGATGTCTGCGTATGCGAGCGTGACGAGAACGGCTGTCCTGATTTGTGCAGCCTGATCCACACCATCCTCGATTTTGACGCTATCTGGAAGCAGACGACGAAAGAGTGGAAACGGCTAAATCGTCGTAAGCACAAGCCTGTTGACAGAATAAAAGAACTGGACGTTCAGATTACACAGCTGCGTCATCTGCAAACTGCTATAGGTCCAATACTCGAGCAGAAGAGTAGGATAGTAGATAAAGTAATGCCGTTTAACGCCAAAAGCTATATCAAGCTACAGATTATTCTGTATGACAGTAACTGGTTGGGTTTGGAGCCAGTCAAAACTACCAAAGCTCACAATTCTAGAGACTGGCACTCGTTCATGGAGGACGCTGCAGGAGTTTCGTACAGTTACGCTGACGAGTCGCAATACAGAAAAGCGGCATCTACTGATCTGCAGAGTTTGCGGATACTGGCGCAGACTGCTACCGGCGTGGCAGCTAGATGGCTGGATGCTCTTATCAAGCTGAGCGGGCTGGAGAAGATGAAATCGTCGTTTCTAAGCCCCCCTCCAACAGAGGTAGAAGACCGAGGCTTGGTGCATACGACCGGGCTGTTAGAGCGATTGGACGACGACAACCGGCTGCGTACACACATCAGCCCTACTACGGCGACAGGAAGATGGCGATCGTACAAGCCGAATATGCAGAATATCAGTAAGCTGAGATCGGAAGAGCTGTCGGCTCAGTTCCCTGATATCCCACCTTTACGCAGCGTGTTTGTTGCGGAACCCGGTCATATTCTGATAGAAAGCGATCTGAGCCAGGCCGAGCTTCGTGTAATGGCGCACCTGTCCAACGACGTCAATATGCTGGAGATCCTGTCCAACCCCGCGCGCGATTTGCATTCTGAGACGGCGGTCAAATTCAGGCACTTGCCGGTATACGGAAGTCCGGAGGAAATTGCGGCGATTATCCGCAAGGATTACAAGCTGGAACGCACCGCTACAAAGCGGGTAAATTTTGGCATTGCGTATCAGATATCGGCGTTTGCGTTGGCCAGAGTGCTGCGCAGTTTTGGCGTGAACAGTCTGGTAGATCCTGATAAGCCAATCAGCGTAGAAGAAGTACAAGAGATGATCAACACCTTCTATAGCACGTTCGAAGGCGTTGAGAACTTCATGCGCCAGTGCAAGGATCAGGTGTATAAGCCGGGCTACATAGTCAGCCCGTTCGGTCGGAAACGAAGATTTATTATCACGAGAGACAAGGCTATGATGGCGTACCAGGAGCGACAAGCCTGCAACTTTCCTATTCAGTCTACTGTTGCGGACGTGTTGAATTGCGCATGCATACGTTTGATGGAAGCGCGTGGAACAGATTATCCTCTTGAAGCCTATAAGCTGGTTCTGTGTATACATGACTCAGTACTATTGTCGGTTCCAAACGAATATGTAGACCTGGTGACAAACGAAGTGCTGCCGAACTGTATGGGCAACGTACAGATACCGAACTATGGTTTCTCGATTCCAATCGAAATCGAGAAGTACGGCCGGTATGGCGTGCCCTTAGAACACTGACTACAGGAGATTCTAATGCGTGTCGGAGACGACAGAAACGATCCTCAAGCGCGTGGCAACAACTGGAATCTGGTTCTGGACGTGCCGGAAGGAATGTTTATACAGAGGCCAAAATTCAGCCTGGACGAGATCAGAGCGGTATATCCGTTTCCTGCTGTAATAGACGGTAAGCCGGTGTTGGAATGGAGGAATTCGGAGACCCAGTACGACTATACGCGTTGGATTCTGTTTCTCAATACCATGAGAGCTGGCTACACACAAGACAGATGGTTTGTCCTGTGTCCGTCTGACTGGGACAGGGTTCGTGAGCGGTACGACGAAATATATCCGTATCGTCGTCTGTATGATGTAGCCAAGGCGGGCGCGAATGCGGATATGGCAGCCTGGAACAAGCTGTTTATCAAGGCAGAAAACGCCTATCATCCGCCGCTGCCTGACAAAGCCGCTGTTACGTACCTGGTGCAAGGATACAGCCGGCATCCGAAGCAGGGAGAATTCAGGCAGTGTGTTATGGTACTGCAGAAGAGTGCTGCAATCAGCCTGGAAGATCTTCTGGAACAGGAGCATCCCGGCTATAACGGCGATCCTGATAATTTTGCAGCAAGATACGTTGTCGGCAATATCTTTCCTATAGACCAGAACGACGGCAAGGTTCTGATGTCTGGTAAGGAAGGCTGGTATGCTCAGAATGCTAATAACGACAGCAACGATTTTGGTCAGCAGGCAGGAGCACGCAAGGAGTTCGAGGGCTACGAGACCAAACTTGTGCCCTTGAAAGAGATGAGCAGGTTCAGGCTTCCTACTCGCGGTCCTACGGTAGAACAGATTATTAATGCGTGGTGCCCGTGGGAACGAGTAGTAAGGCGAATGACGACAGAGGAGCAGATCGATATGCTCAAGGTTGCATTCTACAGTACGGGCAGTGTCCGCACTGATCTGCTGCTCAAGCGAGCATTTGATAACTACGGTACTGGGCACCAGACAGCGGTAGTAGAATCAATAGCGGCTGGCACAGTGCCGTCAGCGGCGTCTCGAGCCCAGGCGGCCGAGCCTGTAGCTCGACAAGCGCCGGAGGAGAACCCTTTCGGCGGCGGTTCTGCTCCTGTTGCTGCGCCTGCTGCTCCTGCTACGTCTACACCATCAGCTGCAGAGCCAGCAAGTCCCTTTGGTGACGCCGATGCCGCTGTTATCAACTCGGCGCCTGTGGCTCCTACAGCTTCTTCTGCGCCTGCGTCTGCGCCGGCGGGCTCTTTAGAGATCCCGGCAGACGTGTCACAGATGGACGAGCAGACTAAACTCATCCTTGAGCAGATACGCGCATCTATGCAAGCTCGGGAAGAGAAAAAGGAAGGTAAATGAGCAAGTTCCTCGATAACCTGTCCGGAAAGGCCCTAGATCAGATGGCGGACAGGGTCACCAACTACGAAGCTATTAGAGAAGGAATGGGCGGTATCGCCCTTCCTTCTCTCGCTCTTCAATGGTTATTCGATGCCAACGTCTTCTTGGTTCGCACCATATACTGCCTGGCCGGTCAGCCTAGATCTCTAAAATCTGCGTTTCTCTTTGAGCTGATGCGTTTACATCTGGCTAACCAGTTTCCAGCTGTGTTGCTGGAAACCGAGGGCAAGATCAGCCCCACATTGGTGGGCTCTCTGCTGGGAGACGCGGCAGGTCAGATCGAAATCATTAAATGCATGTCACTGGAGCAGGCTGAAGCCGCTATCACACTATGTGTTCAGCTGGCTGCCAAGAAACCTGAAGTTAGCAAGGGACTGATTATCGGCCTGGACAGTTTGCAAGGACGCGTCTCAGACGAGACCAGCTCGAAGCTGCGTAAAGAAGGCCACATCGGACGCAGCTTCTCGGTCGAGGCGTTGTCGCTGTCGAAATTTTGGCCTGCTGCCAGCGCTATGCTGGAGAAGACAGAAGCTAGCTTGGTATACACCTCGCATCTGTCCGTTGCCGGGCAGGATTATCGAGGCAATACGATTTACAATACGCCAGGAGGTATGAAGAAAGGGTATATGCAAGCTCAGGAGCTACGTTTCAAGCGTGTAGGCGGCGAGAAGTTTTCTTCACGCTCCGGCCGTGCTTCCATACACATAGAGATCAAGAACTACAAAAACTCGTATGGAGCTGACGGCAGATCAATGCTGGCATTCCTGGACTACACACCCGATTCTGATAGTCCCAATCAACAGCGGTCAAGTTTCAACTGGGCCAGATCGGACGGGCACTTGCTGTTGGATCTGTACACCCGTTTCGGCATTGCTGATATTTTGCAGATGAAGCGCAGCAGTGATGAACGCAAGTTGAAATCAGAGCGGCTAGGCATTGCTACGTTCGTAGATCCGGAAGAGGTAGGCAGAAAGCTACAGGAAAATAAAGAAGTTGCCGAGGAGGTGCGACGGGCTTTGACAATCAAGGAGTATCAGGTCTTCAGTGGCGAGGACGGCTAGAAATGTCAAAATCTCTAGGTTTCTACGGTGAGACCACCAAGGCGCTTCGCGGCACCCGCAAGAATCGTTGGGAGCAGGCGTTGCTGAAGCTTGTTCCGCCTCAATGGAGAGACTTCGATACCATAGAGGAATGTACGGACTCATACACCAGCGTCGTGTTGATGCTCTTGGATTACGAGGTGAAACCTGCGTTTGTACGCAACCTGTTAAGCGGGACGCGTGCTAAGACTACCAAGCAATATGCAAAGCTGTGGAAGAAGATGCTCGACGTGATGAGCGCTTGGACCCGTCATCGTACTCTCGGGTTCATAGTGCACGTTTCGGGCAATGGGTTTCTGGCGCTGTTGCCAGACTACACCGCTCAAGGATGCATATACGCAGACATATGGAGAATCGGCGGTAAGATGGTTTTTGCTAGTCCTAGCAATTTTCCAGATGACTGTCCTACGATGGAATTAGTAGACGCCAAAAATCTACTACAGGACCTTAACTGGAGATACCAGTAAATGCCTGACGAACAAGAAGAACAGACGGAACAGGCTGCTCAGGAAGAGCAGCTGCCGCAGGAAACCGAGGCAAGATACTCGCTACCGGTAGAAGATTATGACGATCTGGTAGGACGCTTTGCCAAGCTGTACGCAGAAACCGACGAAATGGTAGCTGACAGCTTATTCGAGCTTGGCAAGTTGGTAGATGAATTCCATGCTAATAATTTCAAGTACGGAAAAAGGACATTGCAGGATCTTGCTGCCAGGCTGACAGAGCTGCGCGGAACTGAGATCAAAGAGCGTCAGCTTCGCAGTGCCATGAGCGTATTCCGTCGTTATCGTTTTGACGACGGAAAGGAATGGATCATAGATCCCAGAGTTCGGGCAGTTCTACGAGGCAGGCTGGGCCGTACGGCCGTTATTCGCGGCCTGCCGTACGAATCGCGTATCGACGTGTTGGAACTGGCTGAAAAGCATGGTGTTAACTCGGACGATATTCCTGCGTTGGGGTTGTGTGCAGACAAATACGGCATAGTCTACGTGCGACAGCTGTTCGTCGACAACGATGTCGCTACCGCCGTAAGCATTTTGCGCTCCAAGTTCCAGGAAATGAAGAGCAAGGGCAAGTCGAAAGCTGGCTCCACGCGCAAGCACGCGCCTGTAGAGTACTTCTCTAGCGTTATCCAGATAACAATGAAGCTATACAGCAAGCTCGAATCGTTTAACAAGGTGCGTGAAGAGACGGTACACGCCAAAGATCAAGATCTGCTGCTCGATTGTGGTAAGCAGCTGCAGCGTCTTCGCGGCCGTTTAAGCACCATTATCGAGGAAACAGGAGTGTAATGTGGCCCTTGTAGTCAGACAAGCATTCCAGCCCGCTCCGCGCTGCGATGCAGACCCGTTCCGCGATCTGCTGAACGTCTTTCCTCCGCTGGTGGTACCGGTGATGGACAAGGACGACAAGGTTGCGGCGTGGAAGCAGGTAATGCAGGGAAACCTTCCTGCTAACCAGGTAAGCACACACGTAGAAGTAGCTCGTAAATGCTGGCAGAGACTTTTGGATTGGGCGGATTATTGTCGCAATTCTGTACGGGATACAACTCTTACATCAGTGCATAACTACTCCAGTGCGCGCGATTTTGCCCGCCACTACCTTGAATGGTTCCGCAACGCTATAAACGATGACGTAGATAAGACAGAGCGGTTCGCGCTTCTACTAGCACTCGACAATGCGGTGGAGCACGCCGGCGAAGAGAGTGTGGACTTGATTACTGGGCCGACATTGTCATTCCGAACCGAGTTCAAGCCTGGCTGGCCGAGGCTGCGAGAGCCTGCTCAAGCAGCTGGTATGCTAGCTTTTACAGCTCTGCTGAACAAGTTCTTGGTATTCTGGGAAGACGCAACCCTGTATTCCAGGCCGCATGGAGGTATAAAGGAGCAACCGTGTCCACAACTGGTAGCATGGCTGGGAAAGACAACACAGTTTGGCATATCAGGCCCGGCGATCCTGGAGCCGTAGAGGCAATAGAGCTGCTCTGCAGAGCCATGAATAGAGCTATAATCAGCCCGCTCACATCCAACAGCAAGCGTCGCCGACTTCAAAATCGGCTCGTAGCCGCAAGCTGTTTCAGGAGGCTGGCAATTGAAGAGCGTACGTTGGCTCAGGAGCAGAGTCAGAAACAGCAGAGTAGCAAAATTGTGGGGCACACCTCTCGATGATCACGGCATAGAAAAGATAGCCGACGCATTCGGCGGAGATCCAAAAGCGGTGCAATCTACTATCAGGTTGCACCGCTTTTATTTTGGTTCATCCTTTACCCCGCAGATGGCTCTTATGCTATTTGCAAACAGAGACCGGCTTATGAGCGGACAGATAGTGCCTGAAATTACGCCGTCACCAACAGAGACCACCTTGATGGATATAGAGACGTCCACGCTCATGGACAGGTCGGTCGTACTACAGGGACATCTGATGTCCGGGCCGTCGGCGGCAAGACGCGGACGGACAGTTATAAGCTCTATCAGCTCCAAGATAGGATGGACACTGTGGGTAGGTCGGACTATCCCGTATTACCATCCTCTGGAGCTGACAAACCTGGTAGTGGCAGTACTTTGGGACAGAATTGGCAGACCGGTGGAGCTGTTAGCTTCCGACAGGCAGAACAACAGAAGGTATATTTCCGAGCAGCGCAGATTGAGTGACGTCTGCGGCAAATCGGATCTGTGTATTTTTTGTGAGTATCTAGGAGACTGCGATAAATCTCCATACAAGCTGAAAGAGGGAGTATGCTTTGGTTGCGGCAGTCAGAAGGTGCACAGCTCCGGATACTGCCCCGTATGCGAAAGGGATAGGTTTTGAATACAGCAGAAAAGCAGTGGAAGTGCAGGCGGTGTCGGAAAGTATTTTCCGACCACAAACAAGCGTTTGCTCATATCTGCCAGAACGGCAAGCGAGCGCATCCGAGCGCGGTTATCGCGTGCGCCAGACGTGCTAGGTCTAAATCCAGGCCTAGACCCAGGTCAACACGGCCGTAGCACTTGTGTCTGCATCAGGGCACGTTTCCATGAAAGGAGAACGCATGAATTTAGACAGGAAAGTTCGTGTCGGACTGTACGTGGAGGGAGCTGCCTCAGAAGAGCTTCCGCTCATAGGCGCGCCGTCGGATGTACGCGTCATCACGTCAGAGGAGAACGCCAACGTCGAGGGCGTACGAATCCGGACGTTCTACTGTGACGTGTACGAGCAGCGCCGGGCCATGCAGCTGGGCGGCCACAATGTACAAGGCAGAAAGAAGGAGGATCTGCCGTACCTCTGCGGCGAAGACGTATCGTTCGACGGCTTGTCAGAGCTGGCGCGTACTCAGCCTGACCAGTACGCTCGCCTCTATGATGAGGCGAAGAAGCTGTTGGAAGTGGAAGAGCTGCCTCTGGAAAACATGGCAGAAGTGGTGATGCCTTTTGCTACATTCTTCGTACCGGGCGCATCTGCCGTTACGATGTCCATGCTGGACGATCAAACAGTGGCAGAATACATCACTTTCCACTACAGGCAGTGCTGGGACGATTTGATCAGCCCGATAATAGGACAGAGCGGCCTGCCGTTACCGGGTCGCAACATCGACCCGCGGCTGCTGATCAACCATGATTGCTGGAATACGGAGGATGAAACCAGCATCAAGGGCTGGGCCTTCGAACGCCTGATGCAGAACATTCCGGCCAGGCCGAAAGTGCTGTATGCGCCAATGGCGTTTGTCAGGCGTAACATCTCATTGGCCGAGAAATTCCTGCTGATCAAGTGTAACAGGTTCGAAACGTGGCACAGCGCAAGACTTGGCCGTGTCCTCAATTTCGGCCTGCAGTGGGATTTCCAGACCGTGCCTCGGAATGTGGGGCGTGATCAGGGCTACTACGGTCGTCCAAATCGTTACCAACATCCCAGGCAACGGACGTACCGGCGGTGGGACTCTCATCCTCGCAGGTAGACGCTCTCAGAGGCTGCTGACGGCACGAAGTGAATGAAAGGTGCCAGGACACCTGCAGGACCGCCTTTGTCTCTCTGGCGCGTTCCTGCAGGTGCTCTGGCGACTTTGATAGGAGGTAACCAGGATGGCCAACGTGATCCCAGGCCCGCATTTTGTATCTTTCAATAGCAGGTACTGCAAAGAAGCGAGCGTTATCGCTAGACGAGAAGGAGACAGGACTCACGCAAGTCATTCTAGCTCGCGGAGAAGGAGGAGCAGGTGTTCCAGCACTTGCGTCCAATACTCTAGCGGCGGCGCCTATTCAATACGCCTCTTTTCCCTGGCCGGTGCAGGCCGAGTCTGGTCTGTTGCTGCCTCTTCAGCCGCCGGACAGTGTACAAACTGGTATCATTCTTCTATTACAGCAGGCGTGATTCGCTCCGTAGAATAGCGGAATGGCTAATGGAACAGGAGAACAAGCGTGATCTCAGGAGCATTTTTAGTTCTCAGGGCCAGGTGTCGATTCGGCAAAGAAGCGAGCGCTATCGTTAGCCGGCCTCTTTTCTCGAACTGACAGGTTACGCGTGAGCCAAGCTCACAGTCTACACGGCCGTCGTCGTGCCGGTTCGAACACCTGGTGGAGATAATTCAATGTACGCATCAGCGATGTTGAGACGTTGTTGTTTTACCAGAGGCACCAGCTTCTGCAATGCCAAGCTTGGGCGCAGGCTTGGAAGCCATTGCGGATTGTACGATACCGATACGCACAAGATCGCATCGTATGTGCCGACGGGTCTAGGCAGATCTTATCAGTTATCCAGATTCTCTATTGCAGCATACAAAATCACATCGCGGCCTAATCTGAGCCGCACCTCGACCGGCTATGCATCAAGGTCGTTCACCCAGAGCACGCCAATTTCCTTTTGCTGAAAAGCAAAAGATCGGCGAACCTACACGTGCAAAGGAGGTCGGAATGGTTGCTGCTGCGCTGGGAGCCTGCGTACATCGAAAGGCGACACGGAATACAAGTCTGCGACGCCGTTTTGGCTTATCGACGGGATGGGTGGTTTATAAGAGCTCCGTCAGTACCAGAGCAGGCAAGCGTCTAATCAGCTCGGCAGTACGGTACGATTTCGGCCACACAACGGCTTTGCTTAGGCGGTCTGTTTCACAACACAGATCATGTACGGCCGGCCCCAGGGCCAGCCATTCAACGACCTGGTATCGGCCCTACTCAGCATGAAATGTACGACCGAGCTCGTTCTGCATGGTGTCGAGACAGCGTTGATTTTGCCAGGACTAGCAAAGTTCGGGTCGGCAGAGAGGTGGGTGTCATGGTCGTAGCTGCAATGAGTACAGCTGCTCGAATCTTTGATTTCAATATCAGTCACTGCTCGGCTCTACAAAAGAGCATAGTGCCGAAGAGTGGATGCTCTGGCGGGCAGGGTTGGTCTGGTATTTCGGCATCGTCTTGTAAAGCTTCCAGTCGAGTAGTTTACCTCACCACTAGGTTTCACTCTGAAACCGCGTATGTGAGACTGGGATTGGCCTCTAGGCTAGTGCGTTTCCAAATCAACTTTTCATCAACTCGGTCGAGTACGGGATATCGCACTGTTTCTATCTCGCCACATTATCATATCCTGTCTCAATCTCAAGATTCTTGCTAGGACTAGCAAATTCTCAATTCTTCGGGGGCAGAAGATGGATTTCTCCCTGATTCTCCCTGATTTGTACTATTTATTCTTACGCATGCGCCTACGCGTACTATAAAATCACCGGCGTCGTACCGAAATTTATTGGCATAAAACTGGCCTGTTTTCAGGTGGGTCATATAATACCCCCTATAGGGGGTATTATATGAGGTTTCCCTGCGTTACAAATACATACCGCTCGAAAACCCCCACCTCATAAACCCCCCTATAGGGGGGTTTATGAGGTGAAACTGTCCAAAATCAGGCATCTGACAATTTTTGTGTGGTTCGGCCATTCTGCTGCTTGATTTTGGCTCATTTGGGCCAGTTTGCTAGGACTAGCAAAATAGGAGAGGAGTGGTTGTTGTGCAAATCTTAGGGTGCTCGAAGCCGCCCTCGCGTTCGACGTCCAAATCGCGCGGAAGCGATTTTAGATCGTACAACAGATCGTTGGCTCAGAGTCGCCTCGCGTTTCCAGTGCTCCGCGGTAACGGCTACTCTTTCGGCAAGGCAAGATCGTGGACGAACGTGGCGAAAGGTGCTGCTTACTATTTCAGGTCTTGCATATCTTGCACACAGAGCTGCTACGAGTCGTACGAAACTAGAAGGGAGTAACAGCATGCAGATTTTTGGAGTGCGGCATGGAGAGCGTCGGCCTCCATGCGCAAGCGGAATCAAGCGTGAGCGATCAGGTCGTTGTTTTAGCTATGCAAAGTATATTCACACTTCTAGTGGTGGTGGTGCGTTCCCACGCAGCGCCTGGTCGTCTGCTGTGCACGATGCTCGCGGACGTACATTGCATGAGTCGTCGTCCGGGTGCGCGGGTAGTGGTGGTGATCCACTACGTGCGGGTGTCAGCTCACGTATTCTTGGCGTATACTGTTCGTACACAAAGGATCCTCCTTCGTTTGGCCGCTACCGTGTAGCCAGAGTCTGATTTCAAATTCAGCCAGGTATGGAGTACGTCAGCATGATTTTGCTTGGACGTGTATCGGCAGCGTATATGAATTATGAAGGTCACACCTCGACATTTTGTAGCGGCTGGTCGAGCTGCCGTCTGAACACCTGCTCGTGGTGCGCCTGGAGCCGGCATTCGGCGGCTCAAAGTTCCAGCGGATACAGACGTGGAAGGCTTTTCTATACGTACAGGCGCGCTTCGGCCTCAGCTGCAGAGTCAGGACGCAGGATGTGTCAGGCTTCTGCGAATTCCTAGTAGGAAGAGTTCGGTAGGTGGAGACAGCGCATGAATGCGTGTGTTGCCGTTGTTGGGCGTTCGGATTGGCGTTATGTACGTTTGCATAGCTGGAGAAGGTATTTGTCGGGCGCGAACAAAGTAAGCCGGATCTATGAGTGGTACAAGGACACACACTGTAGGCGTTCGTCAGCGGATTGCGCATACGCGTCTAAGAGCGGCGGCTCTGCCTGGTCTTCTACGCAGGAGCTGCAGTGTTCAGGGTTACTAGGTGAGTAAAATGATCCCGATTGTTCCGAGGATGGTTTGTCAATTAGGATCTTTTGTTAACGGGTACAGAGTTGTTAGTTTTACCGGTGCCCGGAGCAAGAAATATCTTATCCAGTCTACCAGTGCGTGTGGTGCGTACAAATACGTGGATCACTCTACAGAATCAGCAGATTACAGGTGGTAGAGGGGGTTGCGATGTGTCGTCACCGGAGGAGCTTCAGATGATCGCATTGCTGGCGGGTTTTCACAGCAAGTCGATTTACGAGACGTCGTTACGCGTTTCCAGCACAGACACGTTGTTCGGATCAACGTCTTGGTTTTATTACAGGTCTGGTTCTCGCATGGCTGCCGGGGAGCTAAGGCATTTATCACTGTCCGGCCTGCAATCCAGGCCGCCTATTTTCAAATCTCGGTCATACGGGCGTGCGTATTCAAACTGAGCAGGGTTTGGAGAGTGTTGTGTTTAATACAGCGATGTTGTTTAACAGGCGACAGGTGGGTCGGTCAAGATCATACGGATGGTGTGATAGTGGGATACAAAGAGATATACGAACCTGGGGTTCCGGCGCCACGACTAGAACTGACAGCCACAAAATACGGTCCCGATCCTTTGGTCGAGTACGAGGACAGTTTTACGTCTATGCGATACCTACTTCTACATCTCGTTCTAACTATAGGGGCAAAAATAGGGCTGTGTACAGCAGCCGGGTGTCGCGGTGAGGTGCTAGGATGAATGCTGTTATGTTGAAGCATACTGGTCATGCGTTGTGGCGTGTCAGTACGTCAAGGCACTGTGCTGTCAGCGCCAGGCGGTCGTACGTTTGTCTAGACTATGGTACGCATTACGGAGGACTTATAGCTCGGTTCTCAGTGTCGGTGACTTGTAGCGGAACGTGGCCTTTTTTCAGATCGATAGGTGCTACGTACGGGTGCTCTTTTGCTGACATGTCCATGATGCAGCTGTGAGCTGACAAGGAGGCCCGCATGCTTTTGTTCAACAGGACGAATGTGATTACTACCAGGCTAGTCATAAGCCAGAACTTGAACTACGAGTCTACTAGCGGCGGTCAATCATGTTTGTGCGACTATAGTTGTTCTGAAGATGGCAGGCTTCATGGTGTTGTGTGCAGCAGAAGCTGTACAGGCGACGGCACTCGTCACTGGATATCGGTTGATGGCTGAGTACATAGGATGACGATGACTGGTGTTGCTAGGACTAGCAAATTTAGTGAGAGGATGTTCAATGCGTTCAGACGATCTGGACCCAAACAAGACGTTTGAGGTGGTAGAATTGCGCGAGAATGATCCTATTTTGGACGTAGACAGCGGAATAGGCAGGGATCCATTTGAGCGCGAGCGGTCTGAGCCGGATGTGTCAGGCAGGCCTGTCAGGTCTGTCAGGTCTGCTGGTGCTCCTGATAAGGAGCCTGAGCAGAAGCTGGAAAGTACACCGGAGCCAGAGGTTCCTCCGGCATCTAGGTCGGTGAGTGAGAAGGAACATATGCAGATAACATTTGTCAAACCGGTGCTGGGTGCGGTGACGGTCGAATGTGCTCAGATGATAGTACATGATCTGTTCGTGGTGGTTGTATACGATGCGAGCTGTCCTTCCAGGTGGATACCTGAAGCCGCCACTACTAGAGAGCAGGCCGAGTCGGCTGGTATGTCAGAAGCTGTGTTTGCGATTGTCAATGCTCCTTATACGCTAAAGTTTACTCCTGCTGATGCGGATGAGCAGACGCTACAGGTTGTGCATGTGGGAATCTCATTTCGTCTAGAGGCCGGTGACGGCGAATTGGAGCTGTTGGTTTTACCGCGGGTGCTGACATGAACATGGTGATCTTCTTGGAAGGCGGCGTGATTTCGTCGATTCTGGTGGATTCGGTGGAGCCGTTGGTTAACGTGTTGGTGTTAGATGCTGATATCATCGAGGATCCGGTGATAGTGGTTAACAGCCTGGAATACGGGTGTTACGAGATCGAATGCGCAGACGAGGCTGTTGCCGTGAACGATGTATTCAACCTTTACTGGGAGGCTCGTGATGGCTAAGGCAAGCAAGGCCACAGGGAAGGCTGCCAGGGCGGTGAGGCGCATTAGCCGCTTAATAGAGTTTGATCGAGTGTTGACGGCTTATAAGGCCGATTCTAAATATCAGGTCTACTTGGAGTTGACGTATGCTCCGGAAACGACAGCTTGCGAGTACGATGTAGCTAAATATTCAATCTGGTTGTGTACGGCTGACAGTGATGATATGCTGTACGACATGGCAAAACGCATGGAATCTCGTTTGGTCATAAACGGGAAGGACGTGACCGGAATGTGGCAGCTGCACTTGAGGCTTTGTGGTTGAAGGTCTTTATCAAGGTTCCCAATATCGTACTGTCGGGCGGCATAAAGGTGGCGTTTCAGCTGGCCCGGCTTTTCCTCGACAAAGGGCACGAGGCGTTTGTTTGCACACCTGACGGCGCCAGGCGCAGGGCCAATTACTTTTTGCGGGCTAGATCTGTACCGATTATTCCTCTGCGGAAGGTGCCGGAGATGAGCGGACCTTCCGATCTCAGCATAGACAACTGGCCGAGCAGTCAGATGCGGAGCATATCTAATCGAACGAAAGGCTTCCGTGTCTTCTATTCACAGGGCTGCTCCAACTACAATTCATCTTTCCGTAAGGGTTTTGATGTCAGCTACTTAGACAGGCCTAACGGGTGGGGCATTGATATGGGCTGGGCTGTCAGCCAGCCCTCGCTAGCTTGGTTGCGCAAGGCTCATCCTACGCAGGGCTGGTATTACGTGCCGCCTTACTTTGAGCACGCGTGTATGGCTGAGCTTTGCAAGGATGCGCCCGCGCCCAGCTCCAGTTCGGTATTAACATACGATCACAAAGGTCGGCCGTACTGGCACCGTATTTACGATACGTATCGTCAGCGCCAGTTCCCCGCAGGCACGGTTACGTTTGGCCGCATCAAGCGTCCTATGTCCGAGATGGACGTGTACCGAATGTGTTGTCGCTACGGCATTTTCTTGGCTACTGCGGATGATCCCAGGTGCGGCTCGAATCAATATGACGGGCCTGGCGGCGTAAATGGTAGCGGGCATAATCGCATGGAAGGGTTTCCTTTGCCTCCAGCTGAAGCCGCGTTGCTAGGTTGTTGTGTTGCAGGCTGGGCGATGGGTGGTGGTCGTGAGTGGATGGATAGTACGTCCTGCTTCCTAGCGGCTGACCCGGATTACAGGGCTGGTCACAGGTTTGATCAGGTGGCATATGCTGGCCTGTGCAAGGTTCTTGAGGACGCGCTGAACGCTGACGGGTCTGTGCGTGCTGCAAAGGTTGCAGCGGCCAGGAAGAAGTTGAGTCGGTTCACAGCAGAGCATACATGGCATCACGTCGAGGTGGCGCTGAAATCGGCAGGTGTACTGTGATCAAGCTATCTATTGCTACCTGTGTGAAGAATCGGTTTGAGCATTTCAAGCAGATGGTGCGGATCAGGGCGATTTGGAGCTGGTGGTAACAGACTTCATATCGGATGACGGCGACTATGCAGCGGTCTTGCAAGAGGCCAGCGTGGAAACCGTATATTTGCGGGTGCCTATTCCCTTCCTGCAGTCCAGAGGTTTGAACACCTCGTTCCATGTGGCTTCTGGTCCGGTGGTGTTTTTCTGTGATTGTGATATTCTACTGTCACGCGAGTTTATTGATCGGCTGTTAAGCGTGGTCAAGCCTGGTGTGGCTTATTTTCCTATCTGCTGGGCTTCGCCGTCTTCCGGGTCTACGAAGTGGTACTGGCGCACCGGAGCTTATGGCTTGTGCGCTTTTACGAAGCCTGATTTTCTGCGCTTCGGGCCGTGGAATGAAAAGGCTGCGACATGGGGTTATATAGACAATCAGTTGTTGGCTAAGTGTAAAGGTTCCATAAAAATAGTCAGGGAGAAGGTGCCGGATTTGGTGCACATGTGGCATCCGCACACGAAGACGGATGTGAACTGGTATTATGGAGGTCTAAGATGAAGTTTTTTATCATAACCGTGTGCAGGGATGGTGCCAAGTTTTTGCCACAATGCGTCGGCAGCGTGCTGAGTCAAGCTCGTGCCGATTGGACCATGGACAAGGCTTTTTATCTGCTCGAGGTGGCGCTGAAATCGGCAGGTGTACTGTGATCAAGCTATCTATTGCTACCTGTGTGAAGAATCGGTTTTCCTACTTCCAGCAGATGGTGAGGTTCATCGACGAAGCGGATCAGCGGGTGATAAGGGAACGCAGCTCTGGACTCGTGCACATGTGGCATGATCCTGCTAGAGCGGCTAAAGACAAGTACTATCGTGGAGGGATTAGGTAGTGTTCTTCATTGTTACAGCGTGCAGGGATTGTGCTAAGTTTTTGCCGGAATGTGTGGGTAGTGTGTTGAAGCAGCGCCGTATTGACTGGCGGATGTGCATAGCGGTTGACGATGTTGGAAGTGATGTTGGCGCTGCTACTCTGCGCGTAGCGCGAAAATTGGCGGAGCAATCACCACGGATATTAGTGATTTCTAACCAGGACAGGCTGCATGCGCTGCGGACACGCGTGGACGCGATCGACAGATTTTGCCCACACGATGCTATAGTAGTAAAGCTGGATGGAGATGATTACCTCTATGACAGCGAAGTATTGTCGGTACTGGCCAAAGAGTATACTGATCCGGAGATGGATGCGGTATGGACGCAGTTCGTAACCGTGGCTGGAAAGAAGGGGTTTTGTGGGCCTCTCCCGGAAAATGCTAATCCCGCTTCCCACAAATGGGTCTCGTCACACTTACAGACGTTTCGTAAGCGTGCGTTGTGGGGGGTGAGGCGAGAATGCTTTGTCGATAATGCTGGCAAATGGTGGTCTCATGCTACTGATCAGGCGCTATACTTGCCTATCCTAGCGGTTGCGCGCAAGAGGAGGTTCGTCGATAAGGTTTGCTACGTGTACCGGGTTCGTGGGACTGACAATACTCGCGCTGCGCAGAATAAGACGGCTGCGGAGATACGCAGCAAGATTAAAACTTCATTGGTCTTTGCCAGAAAAAACGTATTATTTATGATAAGCGGACCAGGGAGGGCGAGGGACGCGCGCCTCTACTACAACGAGAAGCGGCCGTTTCTCGGCGTGTTGAACATGTCGTCGCATTTGCGCGCTAGAGGGCATCGTGTTCGGTTGGTTGACAGGCACCTGAAACCAGCTTGGTTCCCGTCTGACGAGATCTTGTTGGACTGGGCTGACATAGTCGGGATATACATCTCTACTCCTGCTAAAAATGACGGATGTGCGCTGATCAAGGATGTCAGGGATAAGGGTTTCGGCGGACCTGTGTATACTGGTGGGCCGCATAGTGTGCTGCATCCAGAAGCGGTCAGGTCTGCCGGTGCTGATTTTGTGAGTACATTTGAGGCTGACTATGCAATATCTCGGCTAGTAGAAACAGGGAGTGCTGCTCCCTCCGGCAAGAGGGTGCTCGATCTAGACAGCTTGCCGTTTCCTGACTATGCGTTGGTGAAGGAGCAAGGGCTCTCTTATACAGCCAAGTGGCCGTATGACGGTACAGCCCCCGTGATGAGTCTCAACTCATCACGCAGCTGTCCATATAGCTGCGCATTTTGCGAGACGCGTAGGATATGGGGCAGGGAGTGGTACGCACAGAGTCCACAGAGGATGCTGCTGGATGCGGATTATATGTATCGGAAGTACCGGCCCAAGGGAATTTACTACAGGGAATCGAATTTTGGTTGTAATCGAACTAGGGTGACCATGTTCTGCGACTTACTCAAAAAGCACGGGCCAGATGTGAGGTGGGCCTGTGAAATACGTGCCGACAGGGTGTGCGATGAGTCTTTGGTATCTAAGATGTCTGAGGCCGGTTGTAGGGGGTTTTATATTGGGGCCGAGGCTGCGACTGATAGGTTGCTTAAGCAGATGAATAAAGGCATTACTGTGGCGCAGATTCGCAAGGCCTGTAAGAATGCGTCCAAGTACGGGGTGAAGGTAGCCTTGAGTTTTGTGACGGACTTTCCTGGGGAGACGCAGGAGGATATCAAGGCCCGGGCTGTTCTGATCAAGGGTGTGCAGAAAGCGGTACACTGGTGCAATAAGTACCGTGCTACGTCTGATTTCTAGAGTAGGAGGTTGTTTTAATGGGTGAGAAGCAGGTGGTAGGGCAGAGCCGCTTGTTGAAAGCGGACTTTCCGGCGCTGCTGGCAAACCTACCCTCGACCGGCAGGGTGGCTGAGATCGGAACTTGGCAGGGAAATTCTGTAGCTCGTTTAGCGAGATCGAGGCCCGATCTTGAATTCGTGTGTATTGATACGTTTGCGGTTCTGCCGGAGTATGACCAGCTGCAAGAGCGGAAGCCTGCACAGCGCATGGCGCTGTGGTTCGAAAATAAAAGGCCGAACATGACGTTGTTTGTGGGCGACACAAGTAAGTGGTCGGAGCTCAGATTGGGGGGCTGGTTTGGTTTAATCATTATAGACGGAGAGCACTCTCGTGCGGCGGTGAGGCAAGATATGTGTTGGGCTTCAGAGCATCTAACAAATGATGGGCGGATTCTGCTGCACGACTGGAAACGCGAAGTTATTCGTGCGGGCTTTTCGGATTGTGGCGCTGCGGAGATTACAGGTACTCCTTCTGGGTGGGGCCTAGCCCAGTTGAAGTGCGAGTATAGGAGAGGCAGACAGCTGGAAGATCGATGAGTATTGCTGAGGGCCGTAAACTAGGGGTACCGGTACTGCTGGTGGCTTTTCGCCGGCCAGCCTGCACGCGTCAGGCACTTGCTGGTATTCGTGCTGCAGAGCCTGCTCATTTCAGGGCGGCGGCCGACTATGATGGTACCCAGGCCTGCTTGGCGACCAGAGAGATTATCAAGAAAGGGGTTGACTGGCCTTGTGATTTCAAGGCGGATATGCCGCAGAGTCGTATGGGGCTTAAGTGTAGGGTGGTGAGTGCGATAGACTGGGTTTTAGGTGAGTTTGACCGGGTGATTGTAGTAGAGGATGACTGCGTGCTCCATCCCTCATTTTTCCGCTTCTGCGAGGAGCTGCTGCATCGTTACCAGAACGATAAGAGAGTGATGCATATTTCAGCCTTGAATGTGCTATATGGGTCTGGCACTAATACGTCTGACAGCTACTACTTCTCTCAGCGCTTCCACTGTTGGGGCTGGGCTACGTGGCGCCGGGCTTGGCGGCACAACGATCCGGGCATGTCAGACTGGGATGCAGTGATCAAGTCAGATCTATTACGGCGTACGGCTAGCCACCCTAGGCTGGCAGCACACAGGCATAAGAACCTGACTATGATCAAGGCTGGTAAGCTGGCTACCTGGGATTTCCAGTGGGGCTTGTCATGCCTGAAGCGCAACGGCCTGGCGGTCATTCCCAGGGTGAATGCGGTTCACAATATTGGTTTTGGTGTGGGTGCTACACATTCTCGCAGGCGCCCCCCGTTTGCCCGCAAAGCGCTTGCTACAGGCTTTCCCTTGAGACATCCGTCAGAGGTGGAGAAGAATATAGGATTAGAGCGGTCTAGCTGCAGATTTCTGTGAGGATGCGGTATGGATGCCGTTGTGATGTTAGACTCGGTAGGCTATAAGTTTTCGCACAAGGCGTTTGGTGGCTTCTTTCATGCAACCAATTGTGTAGCTACCAGCAACTGGACATTGCCGTCTGTGGTGTCTATGCTCACAGGCAAGGAATCGGCCGAGCACGGCGTGCATATGAGGCCCAATGTGCGGAATCCGTGGGTGGGCAGAGTGGTTCGGACCGACAAGGTCAGGCTGTTTCGGCGCTGTGTTGTGCAGTGTGAGTATCCTACCCTGTTCAAAGGCTGCAGATCGTTGTATGTTTGCCAGATACCTGTAGTGCGTTTTGCGTTCGACAAGCAATCTGTCTCATTTAAGGATCTGCCGTTGACGCAGCCGGTGGCAGAGACTATCAAGACACTACGTCCGGCGATTCGCAGCTACGATTTCATGTTTATTCATCTGAAGGCAGCGCATACGCCTTATACTTGTCACGGGGAAATCCTGGACGAACGCCGTGTAGCTCAGAATTATGCTGCTTTGGCGGATGCGGAAAAACTGGTGCACGCGTTGTTTACAGATAAGGATAGGGTGATAGTAGCATCAGATCATGGCGATGGAGCCTGTGCGGCTCACACTAAGCATAAGCATACGGGCGACCACGGGCACGTGTTTTCTGAGCCAGTGTTACATACAATGCTGTGCGCTAACTTCAAGATACCGGAGCCGGATCGTCTGTGCTCAACGGCCTCGGTCTACACGTTGCTGACCGAAGGTCGACTAGCAGTTCAGCCGGAGGTGTGGGCCAGATTCCCGTTCTATGTAGATGTGCAAACGCACGCCCGGATCGAGCTGGATGGCCAGCTGAAGATCACTGTGTTCGTACCGGATGGCTTGAACTTCGATCCCACAGTTTGCTACTGGTGCATTAATGGTATGCTGCATCCGAAGTACCGTGGGATGAAAAGCACCAGGGTGCCCAAGATCGGCCAGACAGTGACCAAGTTCAAAGAGTACCGGCTGTGGGAAACGCAGACCTAGAGACAGCTGCGCTCATACTGCAACGGCTACGCGGCAAGGTGCTGGTATTCGATCACGCATTCCACGGCAAAACTCGCAGCTCGTTTATCATCCTGAAGGATCTTGGCGTTTCCATCGCCAAGCGCGTAGCTATACCTGTACCCTACCGGGCGTTTGCTGCTGGCGCTGGTAACTACGACGCTGCCTTGTTCTGGCAGGCGTATCCCTCTGTCGCTGCCAAGACCGCTTGCCCTGCGTTCTTCGCGCCTATGGAGGATGCTCCAGGCAAAGTACGGCGTCCGTTCATTGACTCGCTGGAGGGCATCCTATGCTTCTCCAGGCCGTGTGCCGGCTGGTTTTCCAAGTTCCGCGATGTCGGCTACGTGCAGTACATGCCTCCTGTAGCTGAGAGCCCCAGGTTGGAATGCCACGACCCGCTACGTGTTCTGTTCTGGTACCGCTACAAGCTGTCCGCGGCTGACGTGGCCTGCTTCATCAGCAAGTACAGCGGCAGATCCACTCTCAGCGTGCTGTCTAGGAACGACTACGGCAAGGAGCTACGAGGGCTGCCTAAGCTGCCCAGCAGGTGTCATGCAACGCTGGGTAGGCAGTGGTACTCCAGGGAGAAATATCTGGAGCTGCTTGACTGGTGCGACGTATTCGTGGCGCCGCGCAAACGGGAAGGCATAGGCCTGGCGTACCTGGAAGCTATGGCGCGTGGTAAGCTGATCTTGGCCTGGAATGGCTCTACTATGAACGAATACATTCGTCACTGGGAGAACGGGCTGTTGTTTAGGAAGCTTCCATCTCGGATAAACCTATCCGATCTGGACAGATTGCGAAGATCTTCTTTCAAGCATGCTCGACGAGTGCGTGCGGCTTTAGAATCGGTGGTACGGACATGAGTAAGCCTTTAGTCACTGCAGTTATGATTACTGGCAAGACTGTGCATCACGAGAAGTTTTGTCGTGTGGCGCTGAGGTGCTTTCGCGAGCAGACGTGGCCTAACAAGAATTTGGTTATAGTTTCGGATAGGCATTACGGTCTATTCGAGGAGGAGTTGGGCTCTGATGTGGAATTAGTTGAGCTGCCCAGCAAGCGCCAGCTAAGCGATCTTCGAAATGCGGGCTTGGATGCTGCTAGCGGTGATTATGTTATTCAGTGGGACGACGATGATTGGCATAATCCAGACCGTATTCAGGTTCAGATGGAAGCCTTGTCTTCGAACAAGCTGGCGTGCTTGTTGCAATATCAGATTAGATACTCTTTTCGGAATAATGCGGCGTATATAAAGCGTCAGCGTATATTCGGGACTATTCTGCACAGGGCTACCAAGCACAGATACGATGTTGGTCTAAGACGCCATGAGGATACTCATTTTTTCAAGAAGCATTTTGGTTCAAGTTACGTGATGCTTGGCAAAACGGACAGAGACGCAGATCACTATATTCGTATGTTTCACGGTCGCAACACATTTGGCGAGCCCCACATAATGGGTCGTTGGCGTGGCAAGTCTAATCATTGGCAGCTGCTGAAGCATCAAAGGCCGTTTTTGGCAAAAGTACTCCATGATTACTATGGTATTACAGCTGGTCATCAGAAATCGTGTGTTGGGGCTGATAGGTGGAATAGAAGCAGATCACAATGACCGATCAAATCTCAGACATGGCGGTGGTCATACCGTGCCATGCTGGCGATATACAGGCTATAGTTCCGTTTTTTGATTGGTGTAAGACGTTGAAGCCTGGTATAGCTGCGCCGTGGTTTCTGTATGCTGAGCAGACGGTACTTAGTCTGTTTGATAATAAATTGGATAAGCAGCTTACATGGCGGCCTTCCAGGTGGTCACGTATTACTTTTCCTGGCAAGAGTGTGCCTCCGTTTTGGCCGCATATGCCTAATCGTATGTTTGCGCATCTGCCAAAAGTACGCGCGTTGCCGGCCTGGTATCTGTGGCTGGAGTTGGATTCAGTGCCGCTGCGGAAAGGTTGGCTGCGTACGATCTACGAGTCGTTTAATCGCAAGGCGGATTACAGCGCTTTTCCTAAGCTGGGCCGGTCTATTCCGCATTACAGTGGAACTGGTGTATATCGTAAGGAGAGCTTTATCGGGTTCGAGGCGTCCAAGGCGCCACTCAAGCCGTCCGGTCGTGGTTGGCACGGCCGGGTGCCCTTTGATGTGGCCGTGCATCGACTCAAGTACAAGGCTGCCCCGTTGGATTGCATTGTTTGCTGGACACGCGGGCGGTCAGATAAACACAAGCCTCGATGGCGCAGGTTTATAGGTACCAAGCGGGTGCTGTTCCACGGCTACAGGCTGAGGCCAGGCGAAAAACTGCCAAAGGTTCTGTGCTAGTAAGGGGTTGATCAAATGCTAAGTGTCGTGCTGGGTGTAGGCGCTCTGACTGGTCCGTCTGCTGCTTCAGCTTCTGGCGCAGGCTGGATGGGGCCGCCTGTGACGAGACGGGCGTCGTTTACCAGAAGTTGGACTCCAATGTCCGGTAGTATTACGTGGGATCGAAGGCGTCCGCTGGATTCTTTTGCTAGCGGCGGTACCGGCTGCTTAAAAAAGGTGAGCCGAGTAGCATCAGTTAAAGCTCCTCACTGGAGATCTGATGATGTTCCGGGTCAGCAGTACGGGGTAGGAAGGTCGAGGCAGCCATGAGACCACGATGGGTAGAAGTATCAGGCGGCGCGTTGAAAGGTTGTTATCTACATATCGATCCGTCTGTTCATTGGATGGGGGCTATGGCCCGCGGTGAGTACGATCCCTATATCTATCAGTGTCTGGAGGGTACGGATCTTACTGGCTGTGTAGCGTGGGATGTAGGAGCGCATATTGGTTATCACACCTTGTCGTTTGCCGTGCTGGTAGGAGCCACCGGCCAGGTCCACGCATTCGAACCAGTTCCATATAACTCGAATCGTATCTTCCGTCATCTGGAGCGGAACAGCGAGTTGAAGTCCAGGGTTCGTATACACGAGTTTCCTCTGGCAGATTGTCAGGGCAGTGCGGTGCTAAGGTACGACCCGCGCGGTGCTGATGGCGGTACTGCTATGGGCGCTTACTTGACGACGGCAAAACCTCCACGTAACGGGGGTCAGCCTAAGTTCAAACCGCTCAAGGTGAATACTACCAGTGGCGATATCCTGATTGCGAAAGGCAGGGTGCCGCGTCCCGATATAATAAAGGTCGACGTGGAGGGCGCTGAAGGCCTAGTTCTGCGAGGAATGGTAGGGCTTCTTGCTGCCCAGCATCCGGCACATCTGTTTATCGAAATCCATAATGTGACTGCGATGTTCGACGTTATGGATGTTCTGTACACTTGCGGCTATGCGCCGGTGTTGATGCATGCAGCATCGGTATCTCGGTGTTTCCTGCATGCTGAAGTTAAGCTCTGCTAGGGTGGCGTGAGTAGGTCGCTGCTGCTGCGTCTTTGAAAGTGAGGTGTCTATGGTGGCGGCAGGTTTCTGCATATGCGTCCGCGAAACGTCGCGGTGTTGCTCAAGGAAGAGGCCCAGAACCCACGCGAGGACCGATAATCGAGGTACTAGTAAGGCAGGCAGTCGATCAAAGAGGCGGGCTCTATCAGTCAGCCTTGTTCGGTGCGCCCTCTACGCTAGGAGTTATGGGAGTTATAGGAGTCATATAAGGCACGCTGGTAGCATCAGCTGGTGTTCTAGTACTAAGTTGGAGGACTAACAATGCTGTTTTGGCGCTTCATACCTCTGAGCAAGATCAGCGCATCTGATTCTAGTAGGTGTCACAGGCGCGAATCTTCCACACGCGGTTGGTGTACCAGCAGGCTCGGCAGTAGGCGGCATCTGTACCGTAAGAGGTCCTGGACGGGCACAGCGGGCGGGTCCGGCCGCTACAGATCGAGATCGAAGGGTTGCCCGTGATAGCTCAAATCGGATGTTGCGCTGTTTTTTCTTTTCATTCTAGCTGTGGTCGCAGGGGTACCACCGCGAACTATCGATCTTGGTGCCAGTTTGTTTGCACCAGCGTAGCTGCAGGGGCCATCGGCTATGATTTTGAATCACCAGTCATGCAAGTTCACGACGCGGCGAGCTGCAGCGTTCTATCAGCGGGACGTTCTAGCGTGGACTGGAAGGACCGGACGGACAAGTTCTGGACCACCAAGGAACTCAAGGAAATCGTGGATCCAGTGTAGGCCCCTAGACTGGCGGGTCGTTGTGCAGGAATTTAACACTGTTCTGAAGGAAGGTTAGATGGCAAAAGCAGATCCAGGCAGGCGGTTCATCAAAGCAGCGCAGAAAGCCGGCAGCGAAGAGGCAGTGATCGATGCCTACCAGCGGCTACTGGCGATAGATGAGTTGCCGCGCCCGTTTGGTTGTGACGGTTATAGCAGCGACACGCTATTCGAGGCTAAGCTACAGGGAAGGCTGGTATCAGCGGGCCATGTGATTTTAGCGCAGGCATGTTATTACCTGCGACGGTTTCAGATGATAGGTATAAGCAAGGGCGTGCATTATGCGCCGCCGATACGGGTGGCTTGTGTGGATAAGAACGAGGCGTTCGTTGTCAAGGCTAGCAGTTTGTCGCCTTATACCAGCAACAATATGTATGATTGGGAGCGACCGCCAAGTTCGCCCGACCTTGCGCTGGTAAGCGCGTTACAGGCGGAGCGCCTATTCGTTCACGATATGACATCTGAGGCTGGGATAGCTGCGTTTGTAGCTGACATATCTACCGGCGGGGATCGCCCGAAGCAGTTGATCACCAGGGAGAATTTTGCGCTCGTATTCCAGGTCTGGCGGACGATGTTTCCTGACCTAACGCCCCAAGAAGCGGCCCTGGCGTTCTTCTCGGATATTCAATGCCTGTCGTTCGTAAGTGAGGCGCGGGGAATGGTGTCGTTCCAGCCAATGGACAATACCGGCGCGGTCCTGAATAGCATAACAACCCGCGTGGAAGTCCCCGTCTATCGACGCTTCTGGGATACCTACAAGTTGCCGCCGGACGCGGCGTCCGTAATGTCGATCCTGGAAGCGAAAGACCAATTGATAGCCATGCAGTCCAGAAGGTCTACCGGGGAGTTTTTCACCCCAATAGAATTAGCGGCCCTGGCCCATGAATACATAGGTAAGGCCATTCCCAATGAGGGCGGCGGCGTTCACCACTCAATGTACGACTCTCATTACTGGTGGGATTGCTGTTGCGGAACAGGGAACCTGACCCTGATCTGCCCATCCGTAATGAGGGACCGGCTCGTCATGTCTACGCTGAACCCCGAAGACGTATCAGCCATTCAAATGAGCGGTCAGAACCCCGGCGCAATCCTGTTCCCGTACGACTTCCTGAATCAGCCCGACGCAGAGTTGCCGGAAGCGGTAAAGAAACGGCTGACTCCAGGAAGCAAATGGGTTTTCATCCTCAATCCGCCTTTTGCAGCTGGAACAACGGATAGTATGCAAGGTGGTCGGGCCAGAAGGGGGATGTCGGACACTGAAATCAGGGCCTCAATGCAGGCACGCAAGCTGGGCCACGCCTGTCAAAACCTCTACTCCCAGTTCCTTTTCAAGCTGGGGCAACTGAAGCGCGATTACCAACTGAACATGACGATTGGCGCGTTCAGTATGGCCCGGTGGCTCAACGGAACCGGGTTCAAGGCGTTCAGGAAACTGTGGTACGAGGACTTCGAGGAGCAGGGCGGCTTCTGTTTCAGAGCTTCCGAGTTCAACGGAACAACGGGCAAATGGCCGTGTGTGTTCACTGTTTGGAGAACGAGATGAAACTCGACGTTGTAAGAACCGAAGACGGCATGGTCGTAAAAGAAGGCACAAAAGAGTTCCGCCCGGCTGAAAAGCCGCTCAACAAATGGGTGAAACGACCAAAGGGTACGCAGACCACCTTGCCAATGTCTTCTGCACTGAAGGTAGCAAAGGGGCGGTCTGTCCGTTGCGATAGGCTGGCAGAAGGCGCGTTGGGGTATATAAAGTATCACTCGAACGACGCATATCACAACAACCTTTGTTATTTCGTATCAGGCGCAGCAGCAGACGGCCACGGCTGGTCCATTACGCCCGACAATTTCGAGCAGTCAATGGTGTGCCTGGCGGCTCGTCGTCTGATACCTGATACTTGGTTGAACCACGAAGACGAGTACAATCAACCAGATGAACAGCATTCCGACTATCAACAGCTTGTCAACGATGCGGTGATTTACGCCCTTTTCAACGGGGCGAATCAGTCGTCCAGTATCACGCCAGTAGACTACGAGGGGCAACAAATAGAGCTTCGCAACGAGTTTTTCCCTTTTACGCGGCACGAGTTTATGACCACTACCGACCTACCGCTATGCGTTTACCAAGATGCGCAGGCTTACGGAATAGACCCGTTCGTGTCTGAGTGGCTACACGACAGGCTTGTGATCGAGGGACAACCAGGAGAGCCCCGACAGCACTTCACCGCTTTCAGTCCTGATGCTCAGACCGTGCTTGATCTGGGACGGTTAATGTTTACGCAAAGCGTAGCAGTACGTATGAACGCCGACCCTCAATACCAACTAGGCCGTTGGGATGCTGGGTGGTATCAGTTGCGCATGGGCGTGTACAAGAGGGCCAAGTTCGAGCTTTCAAAGGAGCTAAAGGCGCTCCAGTGGGAGTTCGAGAGAGCGTACAAACTCCTGGCCGAACGGCTGGAGAAGCTGATCTACGAGCTGGGGATGCTACCAAAGGCTGAGCTGCTGGAGGAGGAAACCTGAGCTATCAGGGCGCAGGGTGCAGAATCGTAATCCCGATTGTTATCTAACAGGCTGCTAGACTGGCGGATCATTACCGTATAGAATAAGTCTGTGGCAGTCAGCTCACAGGAGAACAGTCTATGACGACCAATCTGAGCAGCAGCTCGAATTACACCGCTCTAAACAATCGGTACTACGGGGATAAGTTCCCCAATCCTTGGACCGACTATAGCAGCGACGACTTCCCGCTCGATCTGCCGCGCATATTTAGGTTCTGCGAATATGTATGGTATTCCTGCGGCACTTTCAGCTCGGCCAGCAAGCGTGTTATCAGGTATCTGCTGACCGAATTAGATTTCGGCGATCTGGATAGTGTATCCAGAGATAAGTGGCAGGAACTGATGGACGGGGCTGGCATATTATCAACGCTGGGCGAAATAGGTGATAATTTTCTGGCCTATGGTAACGCCTTTTCCAGTATTTATCAGCCGTTCAAGCGGTTTCTGCAGTGTCCCAAGTGCGGGCGCGAGATCCCTTTGTCTGAGGCTGACTACACGTTCGAGCACTGGTCGTTTGTCATGACGTGCCCGAGATGCAAGTACCACGGTGAATTTCGTCGACACGATGTGAGGCATACTGATCTCAAGAGCGTCAAGGTAAAAATCTGGAGTCCGCATGATATCTCTATGATCTGGCATCCTGTCAGTCAGAGGGCCAAGTATGCTTGGAAGCCTCCTGCGGCCTTTAAGGAACACGTTCGCAGGGGCGATAAGTTTTATCTTGAGGATACACCCTGGGAGCTGGTGGATGCTGTCAGGAACGATGGTTTGTTTGTGTTCTATCCTGGCAAGTTGCATCATGCTAAAGAGCCTACTCTGGCTGGTGTAGAAAATAGAGGTTGGGGTATACCTAGGGCTCTGGCGCATTTCAAGCAGGTCTGGTATTGTCAGATGCTGCGTAAAGCTAATGAGGCCATATCGTTAGATTGGATTTTCCCCCTGCGTATCATAGCTCCTCCAGCTGGAGGAGGGGCAGGTGGTATAGAACCTGCCAGGCAGATTAATCTGGGCGATTTCAAGAGCAACGTTAACAGCATTATCGATGCACACAGACGCAATCCTAATCGATATTATGTGCTGCCTTTCCCTCTAACATACGAGGAGCCTGGAGGGCAGGGTCTCAAGTTTGCTCCGGTAGATCTGCTGGAGCAGAGTACGGCTCAACTATTGAATGATATGGGTTACCCTGTGGATCTGTACCAGGGCAATTTACGTTTGCAGACCATGCCTGCCGCTCTAAGGCTGTTTGATCGGAACTGGTCACATCTGCGAGATAGTTTCAACGAGTTCTTGCAGTGGTTTGCTGAGGCCGTGGCTAATTTATTCCGCTGGGAGGTCGTAAACGTGCGATTGCGGCCTGTGTCTCTGGCAGACGATCTTGAGAATCGTCATATCATGCTGAACCTCATGAGTGCAGGGCTGGTGTCAGATGAAACCGCGCTCGGTGAGTTCAATATCGATGCTAAGCAGGAGCGGCAGAAGAAGCTGCGCGAGCGTATGGAGTATGAACGTCAGACGCTTGAGATGCAGAAGCAACAGGAGAGCTCGCTGGCTATGATGGAGAATGTAGAGGGTGGGGCGCTGTCTCAGCCGGGGCAGGCTCCAGCACAGCCGGGCATGATGCCAGCGCAGGGCGCTGTTATAGCCCCAGGAGCCGACTTGGAATCGAAATGGGCTCAGTCGGAGCAAATGGCTCAGCAGCTGCTCAGCATGCCGTACACGCCTCGACGGCAGCTTCTTAACAGGATTAGAGAATCTGATCCTACGTTGCATGCCTTGGTTACCCAGCGGATGGATACAATTCGCTCTCAGACCAATACTGCGGCGGGCGAGGCAGCTCGGCAAGGTCAGCTGGCTTTGCCGGCGTAACAATCTTTTCAGTGTGTTATCACAGGTGCCAGCCTGGGATACGTACGTTTCAATTTTGCTAGTTCTAGCAAATTCAAGGAGACCAACTTGTCAGACGGCGACAATTCAGATCTGTACGAGCGTAGATTGAAGACAGCGGAGAGTATTTTTGAGTGGGCAGGTCGTGCATTGGGCAATTGCAAAGAGATTCCGCGTTCTGATAGCGAGGCGTGGAGGGCTGATGGCGATCTGTGGTGGCTCAGGTTATCCCCAGATCCTGATAATCCAGATCTTATTCCGCACGAGTGTGTTATAGGACTGCGTTTTGTACCGGGCTCAGACGAAGTTTGGCGTCTGCAGTTTGAGAGCACCGTGTTTTCTCCCGCGGACGCAGATGACGAAGAGGAGGCCGAGCTGCCGGCATCGATGCCGGGTGGTAGCCAGAATACGGATGATATTGTGGTCCCAGAGCAGATAGTTCCGCGTTTCGGGGTCTACGATATTTCGTCTGACAGCATGTTGTTCAAAAGGGTGTTTGACTCGCCAGAGGAAGCTGCGCAGGCTGTGTCTCAGCATCTACAACTGTCTGGTGTGTCAGCAGTTATGCCTAGTCAGGACATGATGGTGATCGGATTCGCCGCACCAAGACCTGAAAGGGGTCTCTATCTGGGCATTGATGCGATCAAGCCGGACTGAAAAAGGAGGGCACGCGGATGGCCGATAATTATCAGCAGACTGCTACAGTCGTGTTTTGCGACTTAGCGGACGACGAGGAGTCGTGGCTGGTAGAGCAGTTAGACGGGGCTGAGCGTCTGCGTGAGGACTCTGATGTGCCTGATACTTCTGATGTTGGCGGTCTAGTGCTAACAGAATACATCAAGGATCGAGGATGCATGCCGTTCGAGTGGATTATAGACGAAGATGCAAAAACGTCTGGCAAGCTGTTTTGGGTGTTTGCTGACGGTACGTGGTTTGACCCTGAAGGCTTTGCGGAGTTTGTTCAGGCGTTCCTTAAGAAATTCAGGCCCGCGTCTTGTGCTGCGGCATCGTATTCGTACACTTGTTCGCGGCCGCGTAGAGACGAGTTTGGCGGCGGAGCAGTATTTGTTACTGCGAGCAAGATCAAATACAAGGATACGCTGGATTGGACGATAGAGAAACGGGTGCGGCATAAACAGTGCTTGTTGGCTGACGCCACTCATGCGGCTATAGAGGCCTGGTCGTCGGATATTGAGATAGACGACGATGAAGTTCTGGCGCTGATGCGGCCTCTTTTGGGCAGAGATGTGGATCCAGACGCTTTGGAACCAGCTATTCATGCTGAGTTAGAAGATAATACGGTGTATCACGCTGTCAGGATTGCAGTTACCAAGCTGTACGAAGCGTCAAAGCCCGATGTCGAGCTTTCGTGGTGTGATATAAGCAAGCGTGCGCTGTGACGGGGTTGAGGCAGAATGGTGTTTCTGCTAGACTTAGATGCATGGGTAAAAGTGCGTCTGATGATCGTAGTCATGTCATTGCTGCTCGCATATGCGCGGAAGCCGGGGTTGTTCCACAAGGGTCTATCGTAGACGAGGTGTTGCGTGTTGCTGCGCCTCGCATTTACGGCCACGAATTTGCAGCTTTAGAGGGCGCTATCAGGAGCAGAATAGCCGCCCACAAAGCGCAGACCGACAGCTAAGGGAGCCGTCATGGATGATTTCGATCTTGCGGAATCGATGCGAGAAGCAGGGATTCCGTATGATGATTACGAATGGGAGGTAGGTCAACAGGTGAACGAAGAGTTGGCTCGCTACGTAGCTCGCTGCTTGGCGATCATCAAGATGGCCGGTGTTGATTCTGAGCTGCCAGACCAGCCAACCGATCGTGAGTTTGACACTGCTACTTACATAACAGCCAGATCTAAAACTGGAGGTCCTCCCGTTTCCGCGCTGGTAGAGCGACTGGGTCAGAAGGACAAACCCGCCGACAAGCTGGGCGAGAGCCTAGAGGAGGCTACGGGTTCACTGATGCTCCGGAGCGGATACAAGAGTATTGGACGTCCTGCGTCCAGGTGTATTATCGGCTACTACATGTTTACTCCGATTGTAGTGAGCAAGTGTTTGGCTACGATAGAAGAAGCACAGAGAAGGTAGTAGCATGGCTACGCGCGACGATACCAGGCATTTATCACGTTTGCGGCCCAGGCAGCTTCAGGAGTATGTTCTACAGGAGCACAAAGCCCAACGTGCTGGTCATCATTACGATTTAAGACTAGGCGGAGGCCCCCGCGACACTTTTTTCAGCTGGGCGCTGCCAAAAGGCATGCCGAGGCCCGGCGAGCGACCTCGCTTGGCCGTACCCACTCCTCTACATACCCGGCAGGCGGCTACGTATAAAGGCCGCCTGTCGGGCTATGGTGCAGGCGAAGTGGACATTGCCAAGCGCGGCCAGGTGATGGTGACTGAGGTTGGTCCGGGCCTGGTTTCGTTTACTATAGCGTCTGAACGGTATCCTGAGCGTTTTCAGCTGCGCAAGCACAATAATAACTGGTTGCTTATCAACACGACTCCACGCGCAGCGTGGGTTTCCGATCAGAAAGTTAGATATGTCAAGGTCCCAGCTGAAAAGGTGGACCAGCTGTTCGATCCTAAGTTTGCTGTACAGGCCAAGATAGACGGTGCTGCAGCGTGGTTGCGGCTGCTCAAGGACGAAGTAGAAGTAGCCAGCTACAGAGTATCAGCTCAAACAGGCAGACCGATAGTGCATACCGAGCGTATGGGCTTAGCTGGCTTGAAGGCGCCGATTCCTGCGCATTTGCAGGGCAGTGTTTTACGAGGCGAGATCTATGCGGAAAAGCGGGATGCGTGATGACGAGGCCTTGATGTTGGGTGCGGCGGCGGCTAGTGGTGCCACCGGTGTTTTGGCATCTATGCTGGCGTCTTCGGTGCTGAACAGACGTGTGAGCAAGACTTTGAGCAGCATGCGAGGTACGCCTCCCTCTCGTCTAAAGCTTTTCTGGAAGAACATACCGCGCGATATCCAACGCCGTGTCAAGGCTATTCGTGTTCCTGGGTTTCGCAATGCTGCCTTCATACCTGCACGGCCCTATCCGTTGATTGTTACGGACGAAAAAGGCAAGACTACCTTTCTTGAGTCCAAAAAGAACTACATACTGTACGATCCTGGCTTCTTCATACCTGGCGTGGTTGCTCATGAGTACGGACATGCTACCGACTGGTTGCGGAACAAGTGCACTCTGGGCGGCGAGGCTTCCAAAGATCTGCTTGCTGGGTTGTTGGGTAGTGGTGTGATGCTGGGTGGCCCATTTCTGCTATCAGCCGCTACACGTGACCTGATGCCGAAATCAGGTTTGGGTCGTGGTTTGGCTCTGGCTGGTGTACTTGGTGGCGGTGCGGTGTTAGGAGGTTTGGGATCGTACTTGTCTCAGTATCCAACATTGAAATCGGAGCGAACGGCCAGCGACTTTGCGCGTGAAGTTATCGCCAAATCCAGGCTTGCAGCTGCCAACGCTGAAGCTAACAGACGCGCCTTGAAAGAGGCATATCGAACGTATTCGGTACCGCCTGTGCTGTCAGGCGCGTTGTTGGGGTTGGGTGCCGGCTTAGCTGGCCAGGTCAGATGATAACCTGTCCCTGGGCCGTATCGTGTTGGAAGAGGACGGTGGCGTCGTGGGCGCTGGAGTCGTTGTTGGAGCTGATTACTAGAAGATCTAGACAGCTGGAGGTTGAGCAATGAGCTACCGAATCAGGCTGGAGCCGGATGGAGACATCCGTCTCTGCGATTGGGAACGGTATGTGGCATTTCGCCGGGCCTTTGCGGACTTGTTCTCACGCTATACTCCAGAGGAGGTTCTGGAATGGGGCCGCAAGACCTTTGGAGATCGATTCTTTCAGGCAATTGCGCAAACGGATATGTAGGTGATGATCAGTGAATGGAGCAAGTGCGGTACTGCCGGCGTCTGAGTTAGGCGGCATTCTGAATGCCACGATTGCTAACTCTTTGAAGCGTCAACGCGAGAAAAATGTGCGTATGCGCATGGCATTATTTGACGTTGCCAAATATGGACGCAAGCGCATGACCAAAGAGATGCCTTATCTGGAGCGACTGGCCAAGGTTAAGGAAGTGGCTAGTGTATTGCCGGCAGGCGTGTTCACCGTACCAGAGACTTTTACAGATCCTGAAGAGCAGCGGAAGTTGTGGGATCAGATAGTAGCTGGTCAGCATCCGCTGACTACGGAAGGCATTGTTGCTCATCCGCTGGCGGGTGGAAGGCCGGCGAAGGCTAAGGTCTATCCTGAGTACGACGTATTCGTGCGTGAAGTGTTTCCTGGTGAAGGCGGGCTGGCTGGCAAGGGTGCCGGTGGTTTTAGTTACAGTACTACACCTGACGGTCCAATAGTTGGGCGTGTTGGCACAGGCTTTGACATGTCTACACGTGAAGATATGTTATCTGCTCCTGAAGAGTGGGTTGGCAGGAAGGCTCGTATACGTGCCCAGGAACAATTTCCTTCGGGAGCATATCGAGCTCCGGTTTTCATCGCACTACACGAGGATTATCCTATGAACAAGGCTGCGTTTCAGCTAGATCCTGATGTTCTCAAGCGCATGGCTACATCTCCTGTTGGTATGGGCCTGCTGGGTGCGGGTGCTGGCGGTCTGGGTTGTTGGCTCGTAGCGGTCAGGGCGCGGCTGACAAGATAGATCAGGGGCGTACCGCTTCACAGGCACAGGTATCCAGATTTAGCCCAGAGGATTATGCTTATCGCGAGGCGTATGAATCTGAGAAAAATGTCAGAGGGCCTGGCTACGTGCCTGCAGTGGAAACATCTATATCTCTCGGCCCTCTAGTTGCCAAGTACGGTGGTCGTGCTTTGTGGCGCCGCGCCGTGCCTGGAAGCCTGGCTGGTCGCGCTGGCATGCAGACCTGGCTGACCGGCGCCACTGTGGCGAATCCTGCTCTAGCAGCAACACTGGCTACAGAAGCTGCGCGACGAATTATTCGATATCGTACTGGTGTTACTGCCGGGCTGGAAGCGGCGGAAGGCGCGTATGCTGGCAGCCAGGCGCGTCGACGAGAGTATCAGTTACAGGCGCATCAGAGACTTCGCGGTTTGACCAGAGAACAAGCGCTGACCGATTATCCTCATTTAGCTCCGAGATCGCCGGATTACTATACGCTGGCTGCGTTGCAGTCTCAGCTGGGCTACACGCGTCCGGAGGCTCTACGCGCCTTGACGCAGATACGAGGCGAGGCTGAAAAGTGGACGAGAAGGGCGGCTGGAAGAGGGCCAGTTTCCTGGTTGGGAACTGCTGCGACCTTACTCCGGTCGCGTTTAACGCCTGCAGACAGGTTGCTCGCAGCGCGTGAGAACTACATACGTGAAAGGTTGAATCGATGATTGATCGAGAGGATAGATTAGTAGAAGTCGTAACAATGTCTGCAGTCGCTATATTTATTCTCGTAATGATGATAAATGCAGCTGTATCTGTTGGCTGTAAGCAGACTGGCGTTGTTGACTCTACGGTTAAGCCTGACCAGAGATTGAACGAGGCCATTGAAGACATAGCCGCACTTGAGAAGAAGGTGTCTAATCTGCAGGAAACGTCGGGCAAGTTGGATAGCAAGGTGACGGCAGCCGAAGGGGCAATCGTAGATACCAAGACCGAGCTGACTAATCAGGTCAGCCAGGTCAATGAAACATTGTCTCAGCAGATTACCAGCGTGGCCAATACGACCAATCAAAATCAGCAGACGCTGACCGATATCAAGAATAAGACGGTATCGGCTGAATCAGGAGCGGCTGCTGCTCAAGAGCAGGTTCAGGAGGTAAAGGAAAATCACGGCAAGATCCTGACGGAGTTGAAAGAGGAGGTTGCCAATGCCAATTCGTCAGCTCAAGCTGCGCAAAAAGGAGCATCGGGCCTGGCCGAAAGTATCGACAACTTTGAGGGCAAAATTGAACAGGAAATCCAAAATGCGCAGACCACGGTGAACAAGAACGAGCAGTTCACCTGGAAGATTTTCTGGGTGGTGATTGTGGTAGTGGGTGTCTGCCTGGTTTCCGTTTTGGGAGTGGTGGTGTACTTCACGTGGGCCAAGGTAAGCGGCACATCCAGGTGTCTAAGCGCTGTAGTAGGGCGTCTACAGGCGTTGCTGATTTGTTGCACAAGAAAGTGAAAAAAGTGACCAGTAAAGCTATTGCACCAATAGGTTCTGGTTTATTGGATGGTGCTGTTAGTAAGGCTGCTGGCGCTGTAAAGGACAAGGTGGTGGAGGTTGTTGAAGGAGAGGAAGGCAACGAAGGCCTATGAGCAGGCTAGACGAGTTTGACAAGAGCAATAAAAAACGACTCACTGTGTAGCAAGTTTATGATAGAATTGTCTACCGGAGAACATAAATGGATGGATTGATGGCGTTGGTGAAGATCAGCGGAGGGCGAGGTCGTATGGGCGGACCTCTGGCTGCTGGTCCTGACGGTCTGTGTGTTTGTACATCTTGCGGGCATACTATACCGCATGTGACGGGTCAGCCCTGTTCAGACATGACTTGTCCTGCTTGTGGAGGGTCTATGACTCGTGCTAGCACCAAGTCTGCTGATGATCCTGGCTGGCAGGAAGGT